AGGTTGTCTCTTAGTTCATCCTTCATGATCGGCCTCCGTATCAACTTCCTCTATTTCCACGACCTCGTGGCATAGCGGACAAAATCTATCACCCGTATCGTGTTTCCATCGTAGGGTGTCCGATATTTCGCCTGACCATCCACAGTCAGAGTTGCAACATTGGGCTGTCTTATACTTCATCTTTAGCCTCCACCAATGTAACCTTCATCGGTTCATCGCCCTTCTCATGTTCAATCCACCACGATAGGCATTCAGGCCAGCGCATGCAGTCGGAGGCGATACAGCGAAACATCCAACTACCGTCTACATTTATTCCTCGCCCGCACATTGGACACCACTTCTTTCTCGCTTCCTGTTCAGTCATGATCGGTCTCCTTCGCGTCAGGGAGTTTGTGTCCAATAGCTTCAAGAATGGCATTTTCTTCAACCCAAAACGTTTCTGTTATCCTGCCGCCACCCAACGGTTTAGGCCCGGCTACCCTTGTTCCATTAATGATGAGAGCCTTGCCACCAACACCATTGATAATGCCTATCTCTATCTTCACTTTTCCCTCCTTTTGGTTGGCAGGGGGCAGGACTTGCCACCCCTGCCGGTTTATCCATACTATCCCGATAGTCTTTGTATGCTTTTGGATTTGCTTCTGAGTGATTTTCTTGGCGGTCTAAAGAACGGTCTAAAGTAAAATCTTCAATCGTTGTAGAATCAATGGGCCGTAAAGGATTTGAACCTTTGACCAGATGATTAAGAGTCATACGGCTTATGCCTTTTTTTGTCTTGTAACTTGTTGATTTCATTCCTTTATCCCGTAAACCATTGATAGCATTAACTCTCAGTGTTAGTATACTACACAACTGAGTGTATTTGCTAGAGAAAAATAAAAACAGGCACTTACAGCATACTACGCGGTTCATGTCCAAACACACGCTTTGGTGGTTTTCTAAAGTCGTCACAAGAACGGTCACAAGTGAGCAATTGGATGGTATACTCATGGGTTTATGTAGGGTCATTAGTTTCCAAACTTCCTTTGCCATTCTGCATCGTCCAGCTTCATCTCAATATCGGTCAGCTTCCGGTCAATGTCACCCTGATCGAAACCGCTGAACCTGTTCTTGGTCTGGACTTCCTTTATGACTTCCATCATTGATTCTTGCCCTTCCCTATAGCCCGTATTCCATCCTGCTATGCGTCCCTTTTTGAATCCTTCCTCCTTGCCCTTATCGTAGAAGTGAGAAACAAGGTAGGCACTGACAGCCAATAGAATGATTGTCACAATGATGTTTACTGCCAGACCTACCTTTTTATTCTTTTCCATGACGTTATACTCCGGCATTACCGTTTCCTCGGCATTATGACTTGCCCAATGCACAAGGCCGTATTATCAACCATTTGTTTCAGCCTGTCGGCTCTGAGTTGGAGTAATTTATCATACAGTTCTTTGGCTTCTTCGGACACCCAACGATAGGATGTTTCCGTGCGGCCATCTTCGTATATCGTTCCCATAGGCATACAATACGCCAATCGAAGTTTTATCAAGTGATTAAGAAGTACCTCGTTATACTCCATTGCCATTCCCCCTGTTCTCATCGAAGTTTTTCATCTGCTTCTGCTTATAGCTGTCAACAACGTGAGTGTATTTTTGGGTCATCACGATACTTGAATGTCCTAGAATCTCCTGAAGCACTCGGATATCTCCACCCCGTACTAAGAACAAGGTAGCGAAGGTGTGCCGCAGATCATGGAACCTGAAGTCTGCAATCTCCGCATTTTTACAGGCGGTATTAAACCCAAAGTCCGCATCCGTTCCCATGTGCTTCGATGGATTGACCGGAGATGGGATAACGTACTTGGACATCACTCTTGAATCCCTCCTGAAATCGTCTAGGGCTTCTCTCAGCGTGTTTGTTACGGGAACCCTGACAACTGTGCCACCTTTGACCTTCTTGACGATTATACCGTCTTTTATTTCAGACCACAAGAGGGTGAGGCAACCATCTATCCTGAGTCCGGTTTCGAGTGCGAGAGTCACTGCCATTTTCAAGTGAGGTGTCTTGCACTGCTCCATCAGCCTCGGTATCTCTTCGTCGGTTAGGAACCTGATGCGACCAGGGTTCTCCTTGAAGAGTTTGACGTTCATTATCTTATTATTTATCTGAAGAAGGAGTGGAGGGTTTTGTTCGGTTGCCCAACTCAAAACCCTCTTGATGGAAGTCACTTCCCGATTGATTGTCGATGCTTCGAGTCCCTTCCCTTTTTCATCCTTCGTAGCAATTCGTTTGTTCTTGTAGCTTTCGATATCGCTGGATTCGATTTCGTCAAGGTGCAGTCTCTTGATTTCCGGCCATACCTTTTCAACGGTAGAAAGACATGACGTATACATTTTATGAGTGCCGGTAGCTTTGTTGGTGCTAGACCAATCCAGAAAGTCTTTCTTCGCTTCCAGCCAAGGCGTTGACGGCTCCTTCTGGATGCCAAGTTTCTTCTCGTATATGTCCTTCTTCTTCTGAGCAAGGAGCATTTCAGCCAGTGCCTTCGTTGGGCCGCCTGATTGTCTGTACTGCTTGCCGCGATGCTGATACCGGATATACCAGTTGGCTAGGTAGACGAGAGGATTACCGCACTTGGGACACTTCCCAACGTCCTTCTTGGGTTTGGTATCTTCTCGCCGGTAGTTACAGGCTTTACAGTAGGCTATGCGATAGACCATATGACTGATTACCCCTTCTTTGTTGCCTTGCCCTTAACGTCGCGCCCAAGTATGGTGAGTATTGCTGGCACTATTTCGGGGCGTTCCCTGAGTCCCTTTATAATAATGGTTTCCTGATCGTTCAACGGAGTACCCTTCTCGCTGTCACTGATGAGCTTGTGCAAGCACTTGTCGCCCCGCCTGATAAGTTCATCCTTGATTTCCGGTACAGTAAAATCAAGATGTTGCATCAGTGTCACTATGTAGTCGTGCCGGATGTTTTGAAGGTTCTCGTAGATTGCCCGTCTGCAAGTCTCGAACGCGATCGGTCACATCGTCGTAGCCAAGTGCCAACATTCGGGTATACAATAGATTTTTTTCCTTCTTGTTTTTTTTCATGCCCTTTCCCCTTTTCATTTTTTGTGTGTGTCACAATGTTGTCTCTGCTTAAAGATACATTATACCTGTCCTAAAATTATTGTCAAGCATAAAATTGTATTTAGATGAACATAAATGATGTTGGATATACATAATGTATGTTTATTTGTTTCTAAGTGTGTTTTTTTATTGACAAGCATGGTTCTGTATAATATTATGTATCATGCTTATTCTTGCAAACCGCATTCTAACCAGAACAAACAAAAAGGAGGTGATATAGAGATGCCGGAACAACTGTTAACGGTGCGTCAGGTCGCTAAGATTCTGGCGGTCACGGAGAAGAAGGTCAGGGAACTGTGCATGAGGGGTTCTAAGCAGGGTGGCTTGGAAGCTCTCAAGATCGATTCTTTGTGGAAGATTCCCGAAGAGGAAGTGGGGAAGTTCATCGAGTTCAAAAAAAGAAGATAAAGGGGTGGCATGGTGGGAAGATCAAGGAAGGAGTTCGGGGAAGAAGAAGTAAGAGTAGAAATAGTTTACTGTCGGGCTACAAAATGCAACCACAACAAAGGCAAAGGCAAGTGTGACATCGTTCATCGCGTATCCGGTGACGACAAGATCAGCATCAATTCTGAAGGCGTCTGCGACAACTTCCTAAGTTCATAAAAAAATTTGCCCGTTTAGCCTTGTCATCCCTTTTGGTGACAGGCTGAATATCCAAAAGGGCTACAGGAATGAGGGCAGACACACACCAATGGGTTGTTGGACGACAGATAAGGAGGTAGAGAGGCCGTGGCATTAAATAAGATTTCAGATGGTAAGGAACGTAAGTTTGACCCTGATAGCGTTATAGGCGATATCGCAATTCACGATAGGCCGCCTCATGCGGAAGAACTCATGTACGATGCGGTTGCTTTTGTTATAAAGGAGCAAGTTGCTATCCGCGTTCCCCGAAGGCATCGATCAAGGGTCATCTATGGGAGAGTCAAGCCCAATCCTCTTGCCATGACTACCGTTGAACAGTTGGGCTATGACTACTGGTTCTATCTGCCGGCGTGGACACAAAAATAAGGAGGTAGAAACGAGTGAGTGACATCGATTTAGGCGACAGAACAAAGTATCTCGGAGCGTCCGACTTGGGGGATGTCTTCAGTATCCCTCCGTATGGTTGCCAGAGAAGGCTTTACTACAAGAAGACCGGCACAGAACCAGACTACCCCGACAACATGGATGAGAACTTCAATATCAGGCGCGGGAACATCCTTGAGCCTGTGGCGGCGTCTCTCTATGCAAAGGAAACGGGACGCAAGGTACGGCGACGCAATAATCTGATCGTTGACGATGAATACGATTGGATGGGCTGTCACCTTGACAGGGAAATAGTAGCTGATGATCGCGGCCCCGGCATCCTGGAAATAAAAGCCCCTTCCCTTCGCGTTTTCCTTGATGTGAAACGTAAAGGAGCGCAAGAAGGGTATATCCTTCAGCTTCAGCAAATGCTCGGTATCAGAAAACTGGCATGGGGAGCTTTTGCGTTCTTTTCGGCAGAATTGGCAGACCTCTTTCACTTCGATGTACTGAGAGACGATGAGCTTATAGCCAAGGCCAGAGAAGGTGCCGCCGCATTTTGGGAACTCGTCAAACGGCGCACCATGCCGGAGAAGTTGGAGAAAAAGGACAAAAGGTGTATGCGTTGTAACTTCCAAACCACCTGCCAAGGCATCACCAACGAAGAGTACCTGGCTTTTGCTCAGACTGATTCCAGTATCGAACTGGTTCTCGATGAGGAATTGGAACGGTACACCGAAGAGTATTGGGAAGTCAAGGCGGTCAAGGATGAGGCCGATGAGATGATGGATTCCGTAAAGGAAAAGATCAAGATGCGGATGGAAGTTCTCGCGCCGAAGGTTCAGGTGGGAAGCAGTAAGGTCTATTACACGGATGTGGTGAGTAACAGGTGGGATACTAAGAAGTTGGCGGTTGTTCATCCTGAGCTTGTAGCGGAGTTCAAGAAGCCGTCGCAGTCGAAAAGACTGGCTCTGTATAGAGTCAGATAAAGACAAGGAGGAAGGCATGGATGTCTTTATTGTGTTGATCGAGGACAGACATTCTGACCCTAGCGTTGAGGTCTTTCGGGATGTTACGGTGGCTATCGACAGAGCAAAAGCCGTTGTTCGTGAATACGCAAGGTATCCCGAAGACATCGAAGAAGGTTTAAACGGGGCTATGGAAAGGGCTGGATGGTTGTATTACGGCAAATTCTCATGCGAAAACGATAGCGTCAGAGTCGAAAAGAAAACAGTTAAATAAGGAGGAACATCAGTATGGCAGATCAGAGTACAGCATTACAGGTACGAGCAAAGACATTGAACACGATGCTTGAGAAGTATAAACCGCAGATAGCGAGGGCATTGCCCAAGAGCTTCGACCCCGATCAGTTCGTAAGGATTGCGTTCACAGCAACGCAGAAGAACCCAAAGCTCTATGAGTGCGAACCCAAGAGTTTTCTCCGGTCGGTCATCCAGTCGGCTCAGTTGGGCCTTGACATTGACGATGGTCGTGGACTCGCCTTCATCGTCCCCTTCTGGAACAGTCGCGCAAAAAGGCTTGATGCTCAGTTCATCCCTGGATATAAGGGCTTGATTGAACTTGCCTACAGAAGCCCGAAGGTCATTGATGTAAACGTCGGCCTCGTTTACGACAAAGAAGAGGCTGAAGCAATGGCATCATACAAAAAAGGTGAATGTCATATCAGTGGTAGACCTTCCGAAAGAGGTACGGAGATGGTGGCCGCATATACCATTGTCAGGCTCGTCGGCGGTGGTATCGTCAAGATGTGGATGTGGGATGAAGAGATTCTGGAAATCAGGGAGAAGTCTTCGTCCTATCAGGCATACAAGGCTAAGAAGATTTACTCCTGCATATGGGTTGACGACCCGAAGTGGATGTGGATTAAATGCCCCATCAGGCAGATCGCCAAGCTCATACCGTCCGCGACAGAGCTTCAGAGGGTCGTTGAACTGGAAGAAAAGTCAGAGGCAATCGGCGCACCTGTCAAAGAGTTCTTCTTCGATGATGAGGACGTTCAGGAACACGCCGACTACGAGCTTACCGAAGATGCGAGAACCGGAACAGAGAGCAAAACGGAAGACCTGAAGGCGAAGCTCGGCAACCTCAAGAAAGACGAGAAGAAGGACACACCCGTGGGAAGTACGACTACCGATGCGGGTGCAAAGGAAGGAGGGAAGTTGGTATGACAAAAGAACAGAAGAAAAGGGCAGATGAGTTGTTAGCGGAGATTGAGGATAAGAAGACTAGCTTGGTTAATCTGGCTAGGATAGCGGAGTCAATCGAGGAAGATAACTGCCGTGGGCAAGGGATGAAAATTGAGGGGTATTATGGTTGGTTTTTCCTGAAAAACGCTCAGTTCTCTCTCACCTTCGTCGCCATTGCCAAAGCTGAATGTGAACAGCAGATCAAAGACCTCGAAGCCGAATTTGCGGCACTGTAAGGAGGAAGTTAGTATGACGATATCGAACGAACAACAGGACATTAACAGAACCATGATACTGAATCTGTGGAGCGAGATTAATCAGGACGTTGCCATCAACGTCGAGATGTTCAAGGAGTGGCTGACGAACAGCGATTTCTTCTCGGCCCCCTGTTCCACAATCTTTCATCTTGCCTGCAAGGGCGGTTTGGCCGCACACAGCCTTAATGTCTATGAACTTCTCAGGGAGAAGGTCAAGCGTTATAACCTTAAAATCTCCGAAAGTTCTATTATTATGTGCGCCCTCGGCCACGATTTATGCAAGGTCAATATGTACGAGATTGACGATGAAGGCCCGTCAACGGCGCAGGTAAATTACCTCAAAACTCTTGCCGGAACATTCTACCCTGCCCTTGAAGCTGAAGGCTTAACCAAGCAATACGCAAGCAAACTCATTGAATGGTACAAGGGCAGATGTCAGGGCAACCCGCCTGAAAAAGGCGTTTCTTACAAGGTCAACGACCAGTTGCCTCTCGGTCATGGCGAGAAGTCTGTATCCATCCTTCAGGACTTCTTTTACCTCACAGACGAAGAGAAGTTGGCGATCAGGTGGCACATGACTTCATTCGATGCCGGTATTCATTTCAATTACCCAAGCGGATTCGCGTTCAGGAAAGCGGCAGACGAATATCCCTTGGTCACATTGTTGTTCACGGCTGATTATGAATCATCACAGATTCTTGAGAAGGAGGTGAAATAGCTTGCTCAATAAAATCCAACTTATAGGCCGTGTCGGTGCTGACCCTGAGATACGTTTTACCACTGATGGAACCGCCGTAGCTCAGTTCAATCTTGCCACTACAAAATCATGGAAGAAGAACGGAGAGAAACAGGAAAAGACAACGTGGCACAAGATCATCGCATGGCGCAAACTCGCCGAAATCATCGGCCAGTACGTCAAGAAGGGTTCTCTTCTTTATGTCGAAGGGGAACTGGAAATCAGGGAGTTCGAGGACAAGCAGGGCGTCAAGCGCAAGACTCACGAGGTCATTATAAACGACATGAAGATGCTCGGAGGCAAGAGCGAAGGTGGAAGTTCATCGTCATCAAGGCCATCATCAAGCCAGCGGTCACAGGATGACGATACGTTCGTGCCGGAAGAAGATGACATTCCTATGTAACCAAAGAAATTCAACAAGGAGAATAAACTATGGACAACTCAGCAACGCAGGAATTTACAACGATGGACATTTACTTCGCGGCCTACCTTGTCGGTCACAAAGGGCTTGACTATGAACTCCGGTCAGGCGACAGAGGCAAGGTGATGTTTGTGTTCCAGATCAGCCGTGCAGACGGATTCAGCTACATGAAGGAGTTTCATGGCTCCGGCGAACTCTTCGATTTTGTTCAGCAGACAAAATATCTCAGAGGTCAGATGAACGAAAGCAGAGGGCAGACGATACGCAGGGAACCGATCAACTATTAAAAAAGGAGGAAGGTGAAATAGCATGGACATCGTAAAACTCGAAGCAGTTCAGCCAACAGGCAAAAAAAAGATACAGGTAGGGCCAAGAGAAACCGTCGAACTTGAAACCTATACCCTTATCTTCGATGACAACGGCACGAAGAAGGCGGCGGTTGTTGGTTGCAAGTCGGAGCATAACAAAGCAGTGGGTAAGACATTGCTCAAAAGGATATACCCGCTGAAGAAAGAATTGGAGGTGGGGAATGGCTGAGAGGACTTGCTGTAAGACCTGTCAGAAGAAAGGGGTGTGTCCCAAGGTTTGCATTGTTAGCGGTGTTGGTGAAATTGTCTGTGAATATTGCCGTCCTTGCCCAGACTATGCGGAACCCCCTGTTTTTGCTTCATCCAAGCCCAGGATTGTCGCGGTATGAACCTCGACGTTAAAGACCTGACGCCCGAAGAACTTGATTACTTCAACGAACGGTCTGCAATCATGGAGGAAGCCAACAAGGGCATGAGCAGGTGGGAAGCAGATAAACGGGCCTTGGAAGAGGTCGAGCGAAAGAGAAAACTATTTTAAGGAGGAACCAAATGAACGAGACAGCATTAGGATGTGAATGTAAGTCTACGAAGGAACAGTCGGTGGGTGGTCAGCTTCTTGATATGGCAAGGCGGATTGCAAGCGAAGCTGAAGTCATGTCGAAAGCGACAGAGGATAAACTTTCTCCGATCACCAAGATGCCGGAACCAAAACCAGAGCTTGGAATGCCAATGGAAGCAAAAGCCATGCAACAGCCTTGGCCTCCATACTTCGATGAGATGAGGGCAATCCTGAAGGACATCGCAAGGTTCGTTCGGGATACGCAGAGAACAATCAAGCGCGTGGAACTTTAAAAGGAGGAACCATCAATGTATAATCGTTACGAAGATGTGGATTCATCAGTCATCACCGCATTGTCAGCTATCAGGAGGGAGTCGTTCCCTGAACTGGTCAACGCCAAGATCAAGCCCCTTTTTGACCTGAAGAAACGGGTATCCGGTGGGGCCATTGTCCTCGCCCGTATCATGTTGCCGAATGAGCTTATCAAGCACTTCACCGCCGATGAGAAGGAAGGCATCGAGGACGGGTACGATTACATCGTTATTGTCGATAAGGTCGTCTGGCAGAATACAGGGGCAACAGACAGGGAACGACTCCTGCGCCATGAACTCCGGCATACGTTTGTGGACATTGAGGCCGACAATCCGTACAGGCTCCTTGACCACGATGTAAGCGATTTCTACGAAGAGATGGAGCTAAACCGCGATGACCCGCGTTGGAAAGAAAGGGTGGCGTCCTTGGCTGATACCATCTATGACCAGATGAAAGATGAAGCCAAGAGCAGAGGAAGGGGACGTAAGGCACCTGCCCATGCAGGGCCGACTCCGATTGAGACATATGCCGAAGAACGGGCGCAGGGACAGGAGGGGTAAGACGATGAACGAGCGTATTAAAAACCATGTGACAGCGTACAACGAAAAACACGGATACGGAACCTCAGACAACGACCTCATCGAAACCATACAGGAAGGCAAGCATGTCTGGACGGGAGATTATGACCGTCACAGGCACTGGAATGAGTGTTTCACCGTTGTCGAGGTGGGTGGTATGCTCATCGGCTTCAACGATGCAGAAACAACCGGCGACGATTCACCACGCGACAAAGGATGGGAGTTTGACCCCGAATCTATTTGTGAAGTTGAGGCCGAAGAGGTGGTCACGACGACAACGATATACAAGAGAAAAATTACCGAAAAGGAGGGGTAAGATATGAAGATCAACAAAATCACAGGCAGTAACTTTCTCATTCTCAAAGAAGTGGAGCTTGAACCGGATTCCAAGCTGAACGTTCTCGCCGGAAAGAATAAAGGAGGGAAGACTTCATTTATCAAACTCGTTCAGGCCGGACTTCTCGGAACCACAGACCCCAACGTAATCAAGACCGGCGAAGACAAGGCCGAAATTCTGATCGATATGGACGGCATCAAGGTTCAGAGGGTCATAACCGCGAAAGGTCAGAGGGTGAAAGTCACAAATACCGAAGGCGACATCAAGGCGAACCCTCAGAAGTTCCTCAATAGCCTTCTCGGTAACTTTTCCTTCGACCCCTTAGCCTTTGTCCTCATGGACGGCAAAGACCGCAGGAAGTACGTTACAGAGCTTTTCAACCCGAAGGTCAAGGAAGAGTATCTAACGGATGTGATCGAACCGGAACTGATGGACAGGATACGCCCGAACTTTGAGAAAGTGGATGGCCTTACCATCCTGAAGAACCTGGAAGACCTCTACTATTCCAAGCGCACCGACATCAACAAGCAGTTGAAGCAGAAGGAAGGAGCCTATCAGGAAGCGATACCGGACGGGTATAAACCCGAAGAGGTTGAAGCCAACGTCGATGACCTTATTGCCAAGCTGAAAGAGATTGAAGCTCAGAAAACCGCCGCCGAGAACATCAAAGTTCAGAACGAAAACGCCGAGAAAGCAAGGGCGCGGATTGAGACCAAGATCAAGGAGTTTGAGGGTATACTGGCTGAAGTCAACGAAGCCGAAATCCAGATGATTCCCTCCTATGAGACGACCATCGCCAATTACGAGGCCGAGATAAAGGCGATGCAGGATTCGCTTGCCGAGATACGCACACACCATGAGGTTGCGCTACAGCATTTGAGTGTGAAAGACGATGCGCTGAAGGCTATCAAAGAACAGGAAGCGGCCCTTGATGATTTCCCTCTGGTTAACGTGCCTGACATCTCTGGTGTCGAAGCAGAGATACTTTCTCTCGATGCCGCCATCCTTGAAGCCAAACAGAAACAGACCCTCAAGGAGAAGTACGACAAGGCGCAGGAGATTAAGAAGGAGGTCGATACCCTTGATGCTCAGAGCAAGAACCTGACCGGCATTATCGACAAGCTCAGGAAGGACATTCCTGCCAAGATCGTCAAGGATGCCAACATACCCATCGAAGGACTGAGAATCGACGGGGATAACATCTTCATCGGAGAGAAGTCACTGGACAACATGAGTACCAGTGAGCAGATTGGCGTTGCCTTGCAGATGGTTCGGGAATTGAACAAGGACGCGAAGCTGAAAGTTCTGTTCCTTGACAGGGCCGAAAGTCTCGACGATGAGACGTTTGAAGAGTTCAGGAAGCAGATCGAAGGGGATGACTTTTGCTACTTCCTTACGTTCGTTCAGCATGGAGAGAAGATACCGGAAGGGGCAATACTGGTGGAGAATGGGGAGGTGAAGAAGTGACCTATCTCTTCTTCCATCTCAAGAAAGGTGCCGACGAACCATCCGTGGAGGCTGTCAAGGCCAAGAACGTTTGGGAAGCGAACAGGAGATTCAAGATTCTCTATCAGTACAGCATCGTCAAATCAATTCGGATAAAAGGAGGGAAATAAAGATGACACTTGAAACCCTGAATACGGCAATAGCCGAAGCAAGGCGGTTCATCAAGAAAGCAGAGGAAGCGAAGAAGAAAAACTATACCGGAAAAGACGAATACGTTCTCTGGTGTTCAAAAGAAAGTGCCGCCGCCAAACGTGCCAGTATGGATTTGACTCGCGCATTAGCTGAACTCAGGAAGGTTAACCGATGAGCGTTTATATCGGTATCGACCCCGGCATTTCCCCGGCTGTCGTGGCTCTCGATGACAAAGGTGCCTTGCTCTGGATGAAGGATATCCCCGCTATCAAGGTAGGTGACAAGAATGAAATGAACGGTGCGGCCATCCGTGATGCTCTGATTGGTGCCGATCATGTGTTTCTTGAAAAAGCTCAGGCAATGCCAGCAGAGAGATTTGATAAGGTATCCGGCAAGATTGTTAAGCAGGGTATCTCATCAACGGCCCATTACATGAAATCAGCGGGTATCCTTGAAGGTATCTGTATCGGTTTGCAGATTCCCTATGACCTGATTTCTCCGGTATCGTGGAAGGCGAAGATGATGGCAGGGATGCAGAAAGGGAAGGATGCTTCATTGCTCAGGGTACAGCAATTGTATCCTGGTTCGGTCAAGCTGAAGAAGGACAACCACAAGGCTGAAGCGTTGCTGATCTGTCTGTATGGCATTAACTACCGACTATTGCGGAGGTAAACCCATGAACCCGTATTTCCCTGATGCTATGGCAGGGTCGTTCATCTTGGTCGTGGCGATTGTTTTGTGGGTGATGTGGAGATTATAGTTTTCGGAAGGATTCCAGATAAGAAAAGGGCCGGATTGATTGACTTCTTTCCGGCCCTAGCTTTGTTGGTAAGGTTGAATTATGTGCTGTCCACTGGATACTCGACCCACTCATATTTGAATACCTTGCCCTCGGGTTGTCCAATATATTTCCCGGTAGCCTCAAAGTGCTTATCGTAATGTTCTTTGAATATTTTAGTCCCTTCTTCATGGTGGACGTTACATATTGTGCAATCGTAACCGATGATTTTTATTTTCATGCCTCTTCCTTAAATCCCTTCTCTGTCAGTATCAGCTTCCCGTTGTCGCGCTTTAACCAACCCTTGCGGAGATAAATCGTGATCGTGGTTCGTGATGCAAAGCGTAAAGGATAGGTCAAGTCGTCGCCTGGTGTTGGTTCGATTTCTTCGCAGACTGTTCGCAGGATGGATTTCATGTCTCTCCTTTTTTATCACGTTCTACGCCGCTTTTTCAACGCCTCTCTGCTGTCTCTTCTTTGCTTGCCTTGCTCTATCGGTAATCCGGTTGTAACACCGCTTGCACATCCGGTTTTCCGCTGTTATTCTGGCTTCATACTCCTTGCCGCACTCGGTACACGTTCTCATTTCCATGACCTTTATAGCGATCTGGTGCCCGTACATTTCGGCCTCGAATGGGTGTGAGATTTCCAGTGGATTCAGTTCATGCCGTCCGCATTTCTGGCAGTACCATTTATATTCGAGGCTATTGTAAACCATGTGACTGTTGCAGTGAGGACATTCCATATCGATGAGGCGCATGGTGTCGGGTGATCTATTCACGGGGTTGCCTCCTTATCGTTATCGTTGGGCTTAAATCCCAACATACCCGTTGAAATTTCTTTTGCTATTAAAGCCGCGACTTCGGCCCGGTCACTTCCAGTTGTAACTTTATATCCGTTCTGACGTTCGCCTACGCTGTCTTTCCCTTCGGATACTTCCAAGTCATAAAATCTGGCAGGAGTAGCGATACAATAAACCGTTACCGTTTGCCCATCGCTACCATCGGGCTTTGTATATACAGCGATTATCGCGGGTTTCCACGGGTCGTACTTATTGGGGCCGCACCAGTGTTCTCCAAAAACAGCTTTTTCTTTTTCGTAGGGTTCATAAATAAAATCAAACATAAGTTTTCTCCTTGTTGTTATGCGCTCACCTTCAAGGTTGCCAAGTACCTTACGTAATCCTCGACGGTCTTGCCCATTGCTTTCGCCTGATCTTGCAGATTTCCCATTGTTTTCTTGGACAGGGTGACGATCAAGGAATCCTCGGTCACTATCTTTGTTGACAAGAACCGGACGTATGCGGCGTAAGAATTAAATTCAGCCTTTGCCGCAGACTGTTTCAGGTTGTAAAGGTCAAGGGGTGTCATATACATAAGGACGGCTTTGGTCAAGACCCTGGGCCTCTGCTTCTTGTTTACCTTGTTCCTCGGTGCATCGTCGGGGAGTGGGTCGTAGTGCTTGCGCTCTTTCTCGACAGTGTGTACTTCTGTTATCTTGGTGTTGTCGGTTTCTTCATCGGGCATCGGTATTTTCTCCTTTCGTTTTCGGCCCCTTTTGTGATTTGGGAGAGGCCGATTTTGTTTTGAATAGATAGGTTTCGCAGTAAAGATTCAGGCAGATTCCTGTCGTGTCTGTTATCGATGAGACGTTTTCAGAACCGCAGGAAGGGCATTTCATGGGTGAGCCTCCATAACCTTTTCGTAATACCTCTTTGCCCCTCCGCTATAGCTGTTCAACGCCGCTTTCAGATTGTTGTCGTGCTTATCCATGTAATAAGCTAGGATGTACTTTCCCGCCTCGATGTTGATTCGAGGGTTGAAAAGGTCGCGTTTCTCTTTGACGATACCGGCTTTTTTTAGTTCATCCTTCCAGACAGACCAACGAATCTGCATTAAGCCGTATGCCCCTTTATTGCTGATTGCTTTGGGATTGCCGGAGCTTTCAACCTGGATGATCGCAGTTACAAGGTCGTCGTCTATGATCTGCCGCGCTGTTGCTGTTTCCCGATCTTCCTGCACCTTGACAGTGCCTTGCATAAATGCCGTTGATGCCGCTACTCCGAGGCCCGCATAAAAGGCAATCAAGGCTAGGCTTTTGGCTGTTTCTTTGAGGTTCACCGTTAAGCCTCCCTTGGTTTCCTTAACCCCTTGTGGCATCCATAGCACAATTCAGCATCGGGATTCTTGGCGATCAGGTTCTTTTTCAGAAATCGATGACAGCGTTTACACTTGATTTCCGAAAGGTCGGTATTACGAAAAGGTTTCTTCATTGGTTTAACCCTCCTTTATATCTCTTTCGAGTTCCCGCTTTAATTCATGATAGGCGGGTTTTTGCCACGTTGTTGATATGATGCGCCGGAAAGCTGAGGCAACCGTTTCAGGTGATCTTCTATCGTGTTTGCGTCTGTCGTTTTTGCGGCGGTCTGCTATCTTTAGGGGTTGCATGGGTTAGGCTCCTTATGGATTCAGCTTGCGGTTGATATAATCCAAGCGGTAACGGTATGCGTCCACTTCGTCTCGAAAGTACGCTATTATTCCACCTTCATCGTCTACCGAAACCCCATACCATCCTTCCGGGCATTCATTGTCTCTGCAATCCCATTCCACCTGTACTTCTTCTAACATGGTGTCGAGGTCTTTTGTTTTCGGAAGGTTTTGTGATTTATCGTTGCTCATTTTGCTATCCTCCACCATCCATAATTACCGCCATCGTTAAGCTGTCCCTGGGAATACCCTTCGTTAATCATTCCCTTAACATGATCTTGTTCATGGTCGGGCATTTCTTGACCATCTTCGTAGTAATAGCTGATTTCGTGAAAAAGAATTTCAGTTGTTTTGTTCCCCGATTCTGCTTCTTTTTTGGCTTCCCTCTCCCTCGCTATCTGCCTGTCCAGATCGTTGTAAATGCTCTGTAGACGTTCCGCAAAGGGCGTATAGGGGTTTAGTTCGCTTTTGCGTTCCGCAATCAATCCGCGCAATACCTGAGCGTCCGTCATTTCTTTTAACTGTTTCATCGTCCATCTGAATTTCATGGTTATTGCCTCCCCTTTCTTTGTTTTCCGGTCTCGCCATCCTTGCGGACTGTCCGGTATTTCCTGTTTGCCGGAGATTTGCGCCCCGGCTCGCTTTCTGTCTTATCTTCTCATCGGTTCCTATCCTCCTTATTTTCCATTGTCCTTTCTCCGTCTGTTGGTTGTTCGTCTGTCTATCCCTCCTTACCTTTTGATGTAGGCGTTTACCCCGATGATAAGAGGCTGACCGTGAACTAGTATCGGCGTTACCTGGTTTCCTCTTGTGCTTGCTACCGTCCAGGTCTTACCGGTCTTGCTTGGTTCCGGCTCGTGAATGTCGATTTCAATGGTTAATTTTCCGTCTTTTAAAACTGCTTTGAGCATTGTTTTACACCTCCTTGATATGGTGGATAACCTAATGGTGCGTGTTAGTTGTGACGGCTAGGTTATCCACCCGCCTTTTTATGTGCTTGTTCTAGCGTATCCTTACGGAAATATGCTGATGACCATACGCCGAATTTAACCGGCCTTTTGCGGTACAGTTCGTAGACCTCTACGTTATTCTCACTCCATGTATCGATCACGGTTTCTGCTACGCCGTAATTTGCCATAGTGTCACCATGAAATTTCATAGTTTTGCGGGTGAAGAAGTGATTCGCGGTGCCCTTTGCTTCAATCATGGCTTTTAGTTCGCTTGGTGTCATGGTTCCGTTCCTCCTTTGTTCTTTATTATTCCTTGCCGTCAAAGTCGGGCGCAATGATCCCATAACCGCCCCAATCCCGGTGAATGTCAAGGTTATGCTCGGTAACATATTTGTCCTTGATCTTAAACGTGTAGCCTCTTGCATCGCTGTTGACGAATACCGGGATATGCTGGTTGACGAAGTTAAGGATTTTGTCCAGGCGTTCAAGCATCCCCTCGCTTGCTCCTTCCCATTGTTCGCTTGTGATATCGCCATTGCAGTAATCTGTTGCTAACTGGTGGGCCTTTGCTTCGAGGCGGTGCAGTTTCTTACACAGTACTATTGGATCGCCTTCAAGGTTGAATATGATTTTAAGGTCGTTTCCGTGCTTCTCGATTCTCCGATACATTGTTACCTTTTCACTTACTTTCATGGTTTTACCTTTCCCCTTTTTCGTTATTAAAAAGCTGATCCTGTTTATATGTCGGCCTTGGTTCAAAGTGTTTTGGATTGTCTACACGCTGACCTATGAGGTGGAACGGGGTTTTAAAAAGCTCGGATTTAAGCTGATGATCGCGGATTGTTGCTAAGACTCTTTCAGCTTTCGTCATGATTGCAGCCTCCTTGCCAGTATCGGCATGAATTCAGGGTGATGGGCTTTTACTGTCTGGATAGCTGCTTTGAGGTTTTCTTCAAAACGGTAGGCGGTGCCATGCTTTTGAATGTCTTTAGAAAAGAAAGCGTAAGGAGTAGCCCAATCACAATCCTCTTCCCACCATTCAGCCGTTTTAAGCCAATTCTTATCATACTGTCCTATTTCCATGCGGCGATCTTGGTTTAACCAAATGCCGCCATGCGAGGCCGTGCCGTAGCTGATAATACCCTTTGCCAATTCTTCCGCTCTCTCTGCCATTCCCCAGGGTGTTGATCTTGTCATAATTTCACCTTTATCCTTTATATTCCCATATCCCGGCGTGCTGCTGCGTATGAAGTCCCGCATATATCCGCTATTGTTTCCCGTAGTTCCCTTTTGGCTGCAAGGTGTTGTAAGTGGGTGATCTGCTTCTTGAGGTCGGCAAACTCTGAACAAGTGAAAATCTTAGCCCACTTACGGGTTTTCAATTCCCATATCGCGTAGAATCCAGATGCTTTGCTCTTGCCTATAATATACTGTCTGTTTCCTATCCGGTGAACCTTTGCCATTGTTCCTTTCTCCTTGTCTTTATTTGCTGTTGTTTCCATCTTCTTTAATACTATCAAACCTATATTTCTTTGTCAAGCATTATTTCATCATAACATCTATTAATGTTATGCCTCACGCTTGGAGTGGGTAATGGTTTGTGGGTGTGTGGGGGTTATTATAGTTAACCCCTTGCCCAACAATCGCACTTGCCGCCGTCTGTGTCCCTGTTTTTAAGTCCACGGCATCCGAAACCATACTCTCCGCATTGCTTACAATGTTCGTTTATCTTCTCGCCCCAATAAATGCGGGCCTGATAACCGTCCTGTTCGCGTATGATCCTTGTTTCGATATTCATGTTGTTTCTCCTTTCGGTTATCCACCGGAGCGTGACGGGGGGTTTTAGCCCCAATATCTCTCATTTCTCAAATACTGTTTCCACCAGTTCCGGCAATACCGGGCAAACTCTTCTTTGTCGTCACCGCTGAACGTAACAGTGCTACCCGACAGATGCCCACCGTAACAAATCTGCTGGCCTAATGTGCCCGGCTTGCCGTTGAGGTCAACGTACACGTACTCTTTACCCGGTCTGGAAAATGTTACTGCACCGTGATTTCTCGTGTTGATTGTTGTTTTCATTTTGTCCCCTCCTTTTTAAGATACTCAGCCTTTAGATTATAATCGTATCGAAATTTTTATCCTCTGTTTCAGTCCTATCAAAGGTGGTGATTTCCGCACGGTCTATTTTCCCCTCTTTTTTAAGGTTTTTAGCCGTGGAAACCATCTCTTTTTTTGTACCCTCAAGCTCAATGATATCATCGATGGGTTCCCCGTCCACCATTCTACAAATATACCCCTTACCTACTGTGAGTTTCATCTTCCTTCCTCCTTTTTGAGATACTCTGCCAGTGCGCGGCGAATAAGTTCTTCCATTGTTGTTCCTTCCTTCGCGGCCTGAATCTTTAAGGCTTTATGGAGATCGTCGGGGATACCTCTAATGTTCATGGTTTTCAATTGCGGCCTCCTTCTTATTGATTGCTAGAACCAAATTCCTTTCGCCTTCCTTAATTCTTCTATCCTGGCGTCTTGCCATTTAGCCATAGCATCAATTTCTTCTACTGTACTAGGCGCAGGGAAAAGTTCTTCTCGCTCACGCTTAATCTGTACCATTACTTCGGATAGGGTTCGCCTATCCTCGATCTCTTTCGCTGTGTCTGGTCTAGGCGAAACAAGCTGAAAGTGCTTGCGAGAGTAAAATTGGTTAATGGGCATCTTGCCCTCCTTCTTTTATTTGCTTGCTAATCTCTATCATCATTCTATCACATATAATAACTATGTCAAGTCTTTTCTTTCTATCCTTTAAATCTTTTTTATTCCCACTAATCCTATCACTTTGGTATGCTTTACAATAATGGTTCACATCTGAACTATTATTTATACCGTTCCCCTTGCCGGACCTTCCCCGGCTATGGGTTATGGGGATGGGATATATAATCAAGTATTAAAGATAAAGACTATAGAAGATAAGAGAAAAGACTTAATATATAAATACTAACTAAAGCGCGCGTGGTATAGCCATAGCCATAGGGGGGAAGGTTGGCGGCTCCATCCTTCAAACTGTCCTTGTCCAGGCTGATCGTATCCAGTTTCGACCTCAATCATAGACCGATTGATACCCACTCAATTGCCTATTGACTGTCATCCCTACAGTATCAACGCTTTGCCTGTCGTGCTTGTCCTACTTTGTACCGTTCTTTGTACCGGCTTGCTCTGGAAACCCTGCCTAGACCGGCACCAGTGGCGGGAAAATAAAAAAATCCAACAATAAGCATTCTTTTTCTGGCAGACCCCCGGCACCACCTGAATCTCAGGAGGAACCCCCCACCCTCCCTCTTACCTAATTCACCCATACACAAATCATTCCCCAAAATTTTAGTCCAAATTTTTAGAATTTACCCTAGAATCAACCTTCAACACACGCAACCAACGCTCCAACACACGAACGGAAATTCAAGACACGATCTCTACACACAATCTATTTTTCAGAATCACCCTCTAAATTGCCACGCTATCGCATTTTGTACCACACACATGGCTAGTTGCCTTCATGAAGAATAAAAAGAGCGTAGCGACCCCTTAGAAACGATTTCAGAGGATTCTAGGATGTATCCCTAACCCTGTTTTCAGCAGGTAAAATGGAATCGTAAAATTTTGGGGGAAAAATTGGAGAATTTGATACTACCGTGTGGTGTGGTAGAAACTTTATGTGTTTTTTTTCTTGACGCGTATGGAGATAGGGAGTAGAATTGAATCATCGGAGGACATTGAATATGAAAAAAGTAAACTTCTTTATGACACTCAGACAGCTTAAGGAACTCGGAGAAATTCAAGGCAGGTTGGGTATCACGTTTTCGGAATTGATGAGAAGGATTGTGGACGGGTATCTGGAAGAAAAACAAGGAGGGAAGTGATGACTAAATCAACCAAAACGATAATCGAGAAGGCTCTGAGGCACTACGACGAGATGATCGAGTGGGCGAAGGAGCAGAATCCAAGGGACGCATCGGGAGAGGACACAATGTACGTAGCTATTGAACAGGATTGGTTCTCCGACTCCTGTCCTCTTTGCAAAAGGTTTAATAAATACAAACCCGAATACGGCTATACGTGCGGCGAATGTCCTCTATATGCAAAATACGGTCTATGCGGAGCAGGTAATAGCACGAGCGCATGGAAAAAAATGAGAGCCGCCAACACTTGGAAGACTTGGATTCGCCATGCAACCCGCATGAGAGAACAGATTGAGAGCCTGCTGAAAGAGGTGAAGCCCGATGCCAAATGACCTCAATATCACACCAGAACGAGCATTGGAGTTTCTGAACTCCATCATTAAAAGGGCAGATGATGACAGGTGCGAGATCAATGGCCTGTGTCCCTTATACGATTTTTGCTGTGATGAGGTTTGCGTAACACTACGAAAAGCGTTGCTTAACGCAAACGACAGCTCCAAGGAAGAGGTGAAGGGATGACCAATCACGAAGGGCATATCAAACTCTGGGATGAACTGGCAAGGACGGGGAGTAAAGAGAAATTTACCATCTTCAACAAGTTGTTCCCTGATGCTGGACTATACGCCGCCGTAAACGCCTATTTTGCTTGTGCGGAAGCTAAAGCAAGATACAAGACAAAACACAACAACTATTGCCGAAGATGCCCTATCGCTTGGGGAAAAAAAGATTCTAAGATTAAAAGTTACTTTTGCGAGCGTTTGAACGATTCTCCATTTGCAGAATGGAAGTGGGGAGAAGGCCTTTCAGCAAAAGAATTCAAACGCCTAGCCGCCATAATCCGTGACCTTCCGTGGAAGGAGAAAGCATAATGCCTACCACCATCCCATGCCCAATCTGCAATGTACCCATGAAAAGACATCGACGTAAAGCCGGTCTATACCGCCTCTATGTCTGTATCCCATGCGACAAGGAGTTCTTCATCGACAGATCGGGAAAGGATTACCGATGCGGATTCTTCCCGTGTTGTGCTATGGGGAACCATCTGAAATGCAAAAGCTGTGAAGTGAAGAAGTAACCCCGCAGTACCCCGACAAGGAATAACGGAAGCGATCTCCACAAAATAATTTGATTACAGGAAGTTAACCTATGAAATGGTTCAAGCATATTTCTGACAGCTTGGATGACCCGTTTATCTTTGATCTGATCGAGAAGCACGATGCCAACGGCTACCTTGTCTTCTTTGGTATTCTGGAAATTTATGCCAGAGAGTTTAAGACGGAACCGGGATGGAAACTCCATGTAACACTCCCCTATCTTCGGAGAAAACTCAACAGAACTCGGAACAAACTTATCACGAACGTGCTGAGAACTTTGGGAGAACTTTCAGAGAACTTTGAGAGAACTTCGGAAGAACTTTGCACAAACGTCGATAAAACTTTTCCTAAAAGCCCTAAATGGGATGTCGAGATATCAGGAGATGATGTTTACATATTCATCCCTAAATTCAAGGAGTTAATGGATGAAAGCACCCTTAAAAAACTAAGGGAAACAGATAAATCTTTCCGGAACGAATCCGGATTGATTCCAAAAAATGCGCCGACAGAAGCAGATGCAGATAAAGAAGAAGATAAAGAAAAGAAAAAAGATATAGAGAAAACCCCTTCCACTGGAAAAATCAAAACCGACTATTCCGAAGAATTTGCGAATTGGTTTGCAGAATATCCAGTGAAGGTGGCGAAGCAAAAAGCATTTGAGGTATGGCAGAAAACCAAACCCGATGCACAGAATCTTCGTCTCAGATTGTCCATCCAGAAAAAACAACGGGAGCAAGGAAAAGCACAGAATGTTTTCATCCCCGAATGGCCGAACCCGACAACGTATCTCAATCAGGCCAGATGGGAAGATGATTTTGCAACTCAGCTTGGGGGACAGGTAGGTAAACCCCTCTTCGGCCTTTCCCCTGAAGCAGAGGCACAGATCAGGGAACGGGACGAATATGAGGCAAAACTGAAACTCAAAAGAGAGGAAAACAATGACCGACATCTTGACACAAATTGAAAAAGAACAAGAGATAGCATCCTACGAAGGGGAAGATCAGGTCTTGCCCTCAAACGAAGTTCTCAGGAGATACCTTGCAGATAAACCCAAAGGGGAAAAGATTCTGTCAAAGATACCATCGCTGGACAGAACCATCGGCGGTTTTTACCCTGGGCAGATGATCGTAGTAAGTGGAATCACCGGCATGGGAAAGACAACCCTGTGCCAGACCTTCACGAGAAATATGTCCGAACAGCTTACTTCTCCCTTGTGGTTCTCTTACGAGGTCACTCCCGATGACTTTCTCTCTGTGTTCCCTGAAGACTACCTCAAGCATATCTATATGCCTGCCAAACTCAAAGGCAACAGCGTCCAGTGGCTTGAAGAGAGGATACTGGAATCGAAAATCAAGTACAAGACAACCGTTGTATTCATCGACCATATTCACTATCTCATCAAAATGAATAGCAAGCAGAACATGAGTTTCGTCATCGGTGAGGCCGTGCAGGGCATTAAGCAACTCGCCATCAAACACAACATCATCATCTTTCTGGTGGCCCACATGATGAAAACTAAGTCCGATGAGGAACCGAGTTTGGGTCATGTCAGGGATAGCTCCTTCATCGAACAGGAAGCCGATACCGTGTTGTATTGCTGGCGGCACAACAAAGACAAATACCTGACTATCTGTAAGGTCGCCAAAAACAGAAAGAAGGGCATCATCGACGAGAAGATCGGCCTTGTCCTGAGAGAAGGCAAGTACGAGGAAGTAGCACTACAGGAAGAACAGCAGTGATCGAAGACGCCGCAGAAATCCTTTATGAGTTCAAGAAGGATATCATGCCACAGGTTTTTGTCTCTATCAAGGCACTCAAGGGCGAATATTCTGAAGAATGGAAGAGAGAGAGAAGAATCGACTATCTGAAGGGGAAAATGGAAGACGTTATCTTCGACACTTTTTATCTGATGAATGACTATGAGGAACTTAAAAAAAGCAATGATTCACATTCCAGGTTGTATGTCGGAAGCAGGATTGTCGAGAAGGTGGAGAACATCCTTGAACTTCAAAACAATATCATTCATCTCAAGATACCGGGAAGAAAGAACGGCAAAGGTAGGAAGATAACCGACGACATGATTGAACGAGCTAGAGAGTATCCCTTCGATCAACTCGTGGAAGTAACACGGAACAAGATGGCGGTATGTCCATTTCATGGGGATAAAGACCCGTCTTTCAGCATCAAGAATAATTACGGCTGGTGCTTCGGATGCGGCTGGAAAGGCGACACCATCAAGTTTGTGATGGAAAAAGAGGGGCTGAAGTTTGCGGACGCGGTAAGACGGCTTCAATAAATTCAAGGAGGAATAAAATGCCCATAGGCGCGGCGATGTTAGGAGAAAAAGTGTGTGACTACCTTGAGTTCGGAATGGGTGACATCGGATTAGGAACCGTTCGTCTTAACAATGCAGAGGGAGAAAAAGAAATCCTGTTTGCCTTTGCAACAAGAAAGCCCACGGAGATAGGGCTTGTATCTGACAAAAAAGACCGCCCCGGCATCGAGGAAATCGAACTCATCTTCCGCTTCACCAAGATCGAAAGTCTCGACGTTCTGGTTGGAGCGTTACGGGAACATAAAAAGATTTTACAAAAAGAGAAGGAGGTAATATGAGACAGTACACGAAAGTCTTAGCACTCGGACACAGGTTTATTCAGGACATTCTTTTTGGGGAAACGATAGCCGAAGAGAAGGTCGATGGTTCTCAGATTTCGTTCGGCGTTCTCGACGGGGTTCTCCGTATCCGGTCAAGAGGGCAGGAACTCATTCTCGATGCGCCGGGGATGTTTGATGTTGCAGTAGAACAGATACAGGAGATACAGCACCTTCTCCGTCCCGGTTACATCTATCGCGGGGAATATCTCAAGAAACCCAAACACAACGTCCTTGCATATGACAGGGTTCCCAAGAATAACATCGTCATCTTCGACATTGAGGATGAGGACTTCAACCCCTTTCCTTACGTCCACAAGCAAATACTGGCAGAAGAGATCGGCCTTGAAACTGTCCCCCTTCTTTTCGTGAACATCAAGGGCAAGGAACAGATTCTTTCACTTCTCGAACGGGATTCCTTCCTCGGTGGCACAAAGATCGAAGGCGTCGTCATCAAGAACTACGGCAAACTCGTCGAAGGTTCAAAGTACATGGTCGGCAAGTATGTGTCCGAGAAGTTCAAGGAAAAGATGACGGGCAAGGTCAGGATGGAAAAGCAGAATGACGATATAGTTTCCTCAATCGTCAAATCCCTCAAGACCGACGCTCGTTATCATAAGGCCGTACAACATCTGCGTGAGTCCGGCAACCTCTTGGGAGAGCCGAAGGACATAGGAAACCTCCTGAAAGAGATTCATCAGGACATCGATACCGAAGAAACCGAGTTCATCAAAGATACTCTGTTCAAGCACTACGTTAAGAAGATCAAGGGCGGAGTTTGTGCCGGATTCCCCGAATGGTATAAGGAACAGCTTTTGGATAACGTCAAGGAGGCATCATGATCGACCCTTACGCCAAAACAGTAGTTTTCCTTTCCGGCCCGTACCGTTCAAGCACTGAGAACGGCATCCACCAGAACATCCAGACGGCCCGTGAGTACGCTGTCAAGCTCTGGAAGCAAGACTACGCGGTAGTTTGTCCACACCTCAATTCGGCGTTTATGGGCGGCATCGTTCCTGATTCTGTTTTCCTCGCCGGAGATTTGGAGATACTGAAGAGATGCGACGCCTTTTGTCGCCTTCCGTATTGGGCAGACAGCGAAGGGGCAAGAGAAGAGATCGCATGGGCAGAAGCCAATGGGTTGAAGGAGGTGTTCGTTGATGAGTAACGGCATAGACTACGAGTTCTTAATCCGAGAAGCCTGCAACCAGATGGCAGATTTTCTCATTGCCAAAAACAAGGCATACGGGAATAGTGCGATGGAACCCATCCGTGTGTTTTCAAAGTCCGGCCCTTTGGAGCAGATCAACGTCAGGCTCGACGACAAGCTCTCCCGAATCATGAAGGGAAAGGCATACGAGGGCGACGATAACGAGATGGACTTGGAAGGCTACATGGTGCTGAAGCGGGTCTGCAAGATGGCCGAGAGCCTACGCAAAAACGAAAGGGGGGAAGAATGATTAAGCTCTTTGAACTTCACATGGCAGAAAACGGTTTCATCTTTACCTGTCCTTCGGAATACGAGGAAGGAACCGACAGCGACAGGCTTTATGAGGTGGCCGATGGTAGCAAGAAGAAGGAGTTGAAAGTCATCACGAGCTTGCTTTATTTCATACTCGATCTCATGGGCTACGGCGGGTCACAACACGACGAGTACCGTATCGAAATCAAGGTCAAAAAACAGCGGAGGGAAGGATGAAAGCACAATTAAGTTTTTTCCACGATAACGGCAAATTTGAAGCCACACACGAGATCGAGATACCGGACGGGGCGCACACGATGACAGTACAAACCCGTGGGGCTTGTAATACACTCCCCGCAATGCACATCCCCATCCCCCGCCCGAAGAAGGTGAAGAAGTGCCAATACGTCACCTTCAACACAGACCATTGTGGTCGCAAGCGAGCAGAGGTTACGGGATGGTTGACGGAGCTGGAAGCAATGGCACGAGCACTTGAACCGGAAGACAGGATTTACCAAACCGAAATCGAAGTGGAGGAATAAAATGCCTACCTCTGAATCCCAAAAACGCGCATCTAAAGCCTACCGTGACCGTAAGCAAAAGTTGGGCCTGTGTACCATTTGCGGGAAGGAAACAGAGGGAACGCATTACTGTCCGACCCATCAGGAATATTACAGAAAAATGAGCAACCATAAACGCCAACTGAGGAAAGGAAGCAACCGCTGTACCAGATGTGGTTCACCGCTAGACCCCGACGCTGATGCAGGATGTTCATGCTGTATCAACTGTCGGGAAGAGTTCAACTTTCTTTAGGAGGTGTGAGTTTGAGATTTATCCAAGCAACAGATATGCCATCTTCACACAACTTCGCATTGACCGGAGATGACCACGATGGTTCCCTTCTTTGCCATCATGACGGGTTAAATCAGCAGGTAGATTGGGCATCCAAGAAGGGCAACTATCTTGGCAAAATGGGCGACGCCATCGAAGCCATAATGACCGACGACAAGAGGTACGACAGGACTTCCCAGGATTCAGTACCTCTTCAGCAGGCCGACGATGTAATCAAGAGATACAAGCCTGTCGGGAAGAAGATCAAGTTCTGGTTGATCGGAAATCATGAGCTAAAACTTCATCGCTTTGGCGATTTAGGCAAGTACATGGCTGACGGTATCGGCTGTCCTTATGGCACATATACGTCCGTCATCGAAGTGTCCGACAAGTACGGCCCAATGTATCGCATCTTCGCGTCTCACGGTTTTGGCATGATTAAGTCCAACGCTAAGGACGCAGAGCAACAGCAGGGCAACATGAAGGCCGCGCTCAAGATGAAACTCAGGGAGAAGAGGGGCGATTGCGTCGTAATGGCGATGGGTCATGTTCACAAGCTCCTGATTACGCCACCTTCCGGCAAACTGTATCTCTACACAGACCAGAACGGCAAAACCAAACAGGACTATCTTTCATCGGGCGACCCAACCTCACAATACATCGACCCCGACCAGAGATGGTACTGTTGCACGGGTTCCTTCCTGAAACTCTATGACGATGACCTTGGAGTAAGCGGCTACGGAGAAGTGAAGGGCTTTGACCCGATTGCGTTGGGCTTCCCCGTCATCAGGGTTCGGGACAGAGAAATAGTGGGCATTGACTCCGTAATCCTGTGATTTATAACACCACCCATGCGTGTTTTGTCCCACTCGTGTGTGATTTTTATTGACAATGAAAGGGATAATAGGTATTTTGTACTATGAGAATAATATTTTTAGGCGGGTGGATGTCTGTAAAAGGCTCAGAAAAGCCGATGCAATCCCGGCCCCATTCTGCCCTTGCCGTGAAAAATAGGAGCTAAAGAAGTATGTCCCAAAGTCCTTCCATCCCTGCCGTATCCAACCCCCTTCTCCCCGAAAAGAAGCGCGGCAGACCTGTCGGTTCGACCTCCAAGAAGTCCAAGGCCGACGACATGGAGGATAAGGCGTACAGCTTCATCATGGAGATGTTCGCCAATTACGAAGTGCTGAAGCAAGACGCCACTTTTCAGCAAAGGCTCAAGACAGACCCTTATCTCGCAAGTACCCTCACCAAAGATTTAAGCCAGTTAGCCAAGCGTATCCTCGATATCACTGTCGCAAAGCTGAGGATTGAGGAATTGAAGAATCAGAAGGCAAGCGGAGAACCCACAGGGAACCAAGTGGTTTTTATCCTTCAAGGCAGAGACGCTCCGGTTGTAGGTCAAAAGATCATAGAGGTTAATTCGCAAGACGCTGTTGCCAGCTTTAAAACGGTAGGGCGCGATTAATGCCGACCATCTACAGCTATGATAGTGTTCCCACTATTCGGAGATTTTCGCACTCTGAGGCCCGTCATCGTATCATAATAGGGCCATTTAGGTCAGGGAAGAGTTCTGGATGTTTGATGGAATTGATTTATAGAGGTCAACAGCAGGTTCCAGACGCCAAAGGGATAAGGCGAACGCGGTTTGCAGTTATTCGTAATACGTTTCGCCAGCTTGAATCGACTACGATGCGAACCGTTTTCGATTGGTTTCCTCCCGGTCAGTTCGGTGTCCACAGAGTTGCAGATCACCAGTACATCATCGACAAATTCCAGGGATGCAGAATCGAACTGGACTTCATGGCCCTAGATAGGCCCGATCACGTTAAGAACCTTCTTTCCTTGGAAGTCACTGGGATATGGGTCAACGAAGGTAGAGAAATCCCGAAAGAGATTTGGGATGGTCTTGATGGACGTATCGGGCAGTGGCCTAGAGCAAAAGAAGAAGGCTGTACTTGGGCAGGGATTATTCTTGACACAAACCCGCCGAACGAAGGCCATTGGATTCATAAGTTAGTCGAAGAAGATAAGCCCCCCAACATGGAATCGTTTAAGCAACCAAGCGGGTTGTCGCCTGAAGCAGAAAACCTGGCTAACCTTCGTGGTGGTCAGAAATATTATCAAGAACTCGCAATAGGCAAATCACCGGAATATATCAATGTCTACATCCACGGTAACTATGGCTTCACGATGTCGGGAACCCCCATATATGAATCGAGCTACAGCGACTCCCTACATTGTGCATCGCACGTTATACAGCCCAACAAGAACCTTCCCTTGGTGTCTGGATGGGACTTTTATCTTCATCCGGCAGTAGTATTCGGTCAGCTTGACTCGATGGGACAGCTTGTTATTCTCGATGAACTAATGGGGAATGGAATGGGCATCGAGAGGTTTCTTAACGAGAAAGTAGAACCTTTGCTTTTTAATAAGTACCGTGGAATGTCGATAGTAGGCTATGGCGACCCCACTGGGAATGTCAGGGCACCCACCGATGAAAGCACTTGCTACGATGTCCTGAAGAAGCACGGCTTTCATTGGGTAAAGGAGTGTCATACAAACGCCTCTATGCCTAGAATATCGGCGGTAGAACATTATCTCACCAGAAATGCAACCAGCGCACAACCAGCCTTTCAGCTTTCTCCTAACTGCCAGCTTCTCAGAGAGGGTTTTAATGGCGGCTATAGGCGCAAGGATGATGGCACGATAGATAAACAGAATATGTATACCCACTGTTTTGCAGCGGGGACTTTGGTTGATACCGAAACAGGAGAGCGGCCCATTGAAACTATTTTGGCGGGGGAAAAAGTTCTTACCCCTTTTGGCCTCAGGAAGGTTCTAAAATCGTGGAAGACAAGAGAAAATGCAGAGGTTGTTGAGCTTTCCTTGTCCAATGGGAAAACCATCGTCTGCACCCCCGATCACAAGTTCTTGCTACACATAAATGATGTTCATGCTAATGCAACTTATGTGTATGCTAGTGCCCTGAAATATGGTACTGTATTGGAAACAATCAGTATCTCAGGGGTGATAAAATGGAACATCAAAAGGCTATTGAATTTGACGGGGCTATCTTCAGACTTTACGGAGGTAAGTATTACGGAGGGTATTACAAGGGGAAAAAGACAAGGCTTCATCGAGCGATATGGGAATACCATAATGGAGAAATACCGAAGGGCTATCACATCCATCACAAAGACGGTGATTTCTTCCATAACACAATTGATAACTACGAACTTATTTATGGCCCCGAGCATTGCTCCATGCACACCAGAAAGAGACTTGTCGAGCATCCAGAATCTGTATTGCAAGGAATCAAGGCCGCTCAAGAAGCGGCAAAAGTATGGCATGGGTCTTCTGAAGGAAGGACGTGGCACCGTGAACACGGAAAGGAATCATGGAAGAATAGAGAAAAACAATCCTTCAAATGTTCTTACTGTGGAAAAGAATACATGGCCTATCCCGAAGCAAGGAAAAAGGGATTTTGCTCTATGTCTTGTCAGGGGATGGCAAGAAACAAAAGCGGCGTTGATGATGTTGAAAGAAAATGCTCTGTCTGTGGTAAGGTTTTTAAAACTAATAAATACACTAAAACAAAAACGTGCAGTAAGGATTGTTGGCGTAAGGCCATTAGCGAATCCCACGGACGTTTACAACATCACGGTAGAGGGGTATCACTGTTACTACGCTAACCAAGTCTTGAGCCTGAATTGTCATGATAGTTTACAGTATCTTTCCCTCTATACCCTCTGGAAACACAATCGCGCCGCCGCGAACGCACTTCCGACAAAGCGTAACAGAACAAACCACGTTCCGGCCAGTAGCGCGGGATATTAAGGAGAGAGAATGATTAGGTATGACATCACAGCCGTAACCAAACGGGTAGAAAAGCCGGTAGAGATAGAGTGCGACATCTGCCACAAGGTATTCAATTGCGAAGAAGACAGCGATGACGTTCTTGAAGTTCAAGAATTTCATCATATAGAATTTCGTGGCGGGTACGGTTCTATTTTTGGTGATGAATCGTGGGTAGAGTGCGATATCTGCCAACACTGCCTTAAAACAGCGCTAGGTCAGTATTTGAGAATAAGCGAATAAGCATCACCTCACCCAACAAAGCGCAAAGGTAACGCCAATCAACACCATATCAGGGGGATTAAAATATCATGGCGAACCCAAGCGACTTTCCGAAGGAACAGATTGCCGAAGATAAACCGAACCTTACCGAATCTCAGCTTACCTCTCTTGGCCTGAAACTCAGGGGCAAATTCAAAGAAAACGAAACTCTCAGAGAACCAAAAGAGAAGGAATGGCTTGAAGACCTTCGCATGATTAACGGAGTCTATGACCCCGAAGTTCTCTCCAAGATAGGCGCAATCAGAAGTAAAGCCTATCCCAAAGTGGCAAGGTCAAAGACCATATCTGTCGAAGCAAGGCTCCATGAAATCACAGACCCCGATATCGGCAAACCGTGGGGCATTGCTCCATCTCCTGAGTCAACCATATCCGAAGAAGCCATGCAGAGAATCGTCGATGAAATGGTGATGATCGAATCCGCTGAATGGCGTCAACAGAAGACGCAGAACGATCAGGCAGTGGCAACAGGTCAACAGCCTCCTTTCCCCGACCTTTCTCCTGAGCCTCCTGTACCCGACAATGAGAAGATTCAGGAAGCCTTTAACCAGTATGCCAAGGAAGCCTGTAAAAAGATGGAAATCGAAATCGACGACCAGCTTATCGACACCAAGTACACCGAGAAGAAGAAGAAGGTTCTCCGGTCTGGTCTTCATCTTGGAACGGGCGTCATCAAAGGCCCACTCGTAATCTACAAGGAAGTCAAGAAGTGGCGATGGAACCAGAATGAACGAAGGTACGTTCTGGACGTTAAGAAAGTTCCAAGACCCTACCTGGATTATGTCCGCATTTGGGATTGGTATCCCGATGCTACCGTTACCGAGATTGACCAGTGTGAAGGTTTCTTTGAACGTCATACCATGACCAAGCACGAGGTTCGCAAACTCGCAAAGAGAAGCGACTTCAAGGCCGATGTCATCAACAAGTACCTTACCGCGAATCCTGATGGTGACTGTGTTTTCAAGTCGTGGGAGCAGGAGTTACAGAACATCAGTTCAACCGAAGGCGAACAAAAGAAGGGCCGGAAGTATGAGGTCTTGGAATATTGGGGCTACGCGGATGGAAGGGACTTGGCTGAGTGCGGCGTTATCGTTTCCGAAGACCTTCTGAATGAGGAACTTCAGGTGAACGTGTGGCTTCTTGGAAGCGAACCCATCAAGGCCGTCTTGAACCAGACCCCGAAAGAGGAACAGCCGTATCACCCTTTTTACTTTGAGAAGGACGAAACCAACATTTTCGGCAAGGGTCTACCGAGAGTCATGCGGGACAGCCAGATAAACGTCTGTGCGGCGACAAGGATGATGCTGGACAACGCCGCTTTGGCGGCTGGCCCAATGGCTGAAGCGAACGTCGATCTTCTCGACCCAGAACAAGACCTCGAAAGCATTTACCAGTTCAAGATATGGCTAAGAGAGGGACGCAACAATGAGGCTACGGCACAGGCGATACGGTTCTTCAATATCGATTCTCATATTGCCGAGTACCAACTTATCATCAAGCAGTTCCTCGATTTCGCAGACCTTGAAACCGCCTTCCCGACCTATATGCTTATTGAACCCGCAAAGTCAGGTAATGAGACAGCACAAGGCGCATCTATCCGAAGCGGTTCTGTCAACATCACAGTCAAGGATGTAGCCAAGAACTTCGACGATTTCAATTCCAGTGTTCTCGAAGGGATGTACGCATGGAACATGGAGTTCAACGAAGACGAGTCCATCAAGGGTGATTATGCAGTCGTAGCCAAGGGTCTTTCCTCTCTGATTGCCAAGGAAGTCAGGGCGATGGTTTTACAGCAGTCCGAACCCATAGCAGAGAAATACAAGGCGTGGGTCAAAGAAGATGAATATCTGAAGGAACTCTGGAAGGCGATGGATATGCCGACTGACATTCTCAGGACACAGGAAGAACACGACCTTTGGGTTAAAGACAACTCCAATCCTGAGATGATGCAGAAACAGCTTGATATGCTTCAGGCACAGATAGACGAAATGAACTCCAAAGCTCTGAAGAACACGGCAATGGCGAAGAAGCAGAATGTGTCTGCGATGAAGGAAGCATCTGCCCCGCAGGAAGCCCCTGTAGCACCGTCAGGGCCGTCGCCGGAGGAAACACAGGCAAAGGTAGCAGAGATACATTCAAAGGCACTGAAGAACCTCACAGCGGCACAAAAAGACGAAGCGGCGACAGAGGCGATAAAGAACCCAAAAGAGATTGGTGCCAAAAAAGAACCCAAGAAAGAACCCGCCAAAATAGAAGCAAGGGCAGATGGTGGGCCAGTTACCAAAGGTAAGCCATATCTCGTTGGCGAACAAGGGCCAGAGGTCATCGTCCCCGACCAAAGTGGTACAGTTGTCCCAAATTATGGCCTCAGAGAAGACGGGACACCCAAAGGGAACGGATGGCTTGGTGCAGTAGCAAGACCCGATGGTGGGGTATCCACGGAGATTTCAGCGGGTGTTAACATTGGAGGAAAGGAAATGTTGATTCCAACGATGGTTCCTACTCTTGAAAAAGCCGAACTGGACTATCTTCTTTCTGCCCCTTCGGGAGATGGGTCAATATTTTCAACTCCGATGGGAACGAAGATTTTGCAGAAGGCAGTCGATCATGCCATACCGCGTATCAAAGCGGGGCAAAGCCCGTTTAAGGATTAAGGAGAACTCATGAGCCGTCAAGCCCGTAAAGAAAAGTCAGCCCTCGAAGCCAAAGTCAGGGAGCATCTTGCAACCAACCCCGTCTTTCGTTCTGAATTTCGGGAATGGCTAGAGGCCGAGAAAGAAATCCATGTCAGGAATCTCATTGTCGAGAACAACGAGATCACCCGTGGTCGAATCCAGATGCTCGACCAGATCAAAGATGACTTGCAGGTAGGGGGATAGGAGTTTGGCCGGAGAACTCAAACATTCAGACGTAGGGCCGGAATTAACCTATGACGAATACCATGCCTCTACTTCGCACACAATCGACGGAGTAGACGCTGGAACTGTCATCGCGGGGAAAGCCACTCTTGCTGAAGTCAAAGCGGATACGGACGTTGCAGACGCAATCAGTAAGAAGCATTCAAACACCCTTGACCACGCAAATACCTTAGACCATACTCAGGGAACCGATCAAGGTTTAGATACAGGTGGAGCAAATGCTGTGACTGCGGCTGAGGTAAAAGGTGCTGTCACAAACTCCCATGCCCCAGGTTCCGACAATCAGGTTATCCCCGATCAACTCTCTGACCTCTCCGATGATTCCACTCACAGGCTTGTCACCGATACCGAGAAGTCAACGTGGAACGCGAAGTCAAACCTTGCCCTTGGAGAAACAGAGACTACTGCTTACCGTGGAGATAGAGGCAAGACGGCCTACGACCATTCTCAGGTAGCTCATGCTCCTTCGACGGCTGAAGCCAACGTGAACGCTGATTGGACTGCGGGAAGTGGTGATGCTCAGATATTGAACAAGCCGACGATACCGGATGAATTGGCTGATCTTTCCGATGACTCAACGCATCGCTTGGTTACGGACACCGAGAAAAGCACATGGAACGGCAAGACCGACCTTGCTACTGTGAAAGCTGACACCGACATTGCTTCAGCGATAAGCCTGAAACACGCGGCAGTCACCCTTGGCACTGCAAACGGCCTGTCCTTATCGACACAGGAGCTTTCCCTTGCGGCGGCAACATCAGCAAATGCAGGCGCGGCGACGGCAACACAGATATCCAAGCTCGACGGGATTGAAGCTCTGGCAGATGTCACAGACGCTACAAACGTCGCATCGGCGGGCGCGGTCATGGAATCCGATACAACCACGGCTTCCATGTCCTTTGTCATTGACGAAGACGATATGGCTTCCAACCTTGACACGAAGGTTCCTACTCAGCAGAGCGTGAAGGCATATGTAGATGGGAAGGCAACCGGCACTGATGACGTTGCTCGGGATAACATTGTTATTCTTGCATGGAAATTGGCTATAGCAGAAAGTCTTTCTTTATTCGGTCTTGAAGATGGCGTTGTGGATGAGTTTGAGGATGAAACAGGCATAGACACAACGGCAAGCGAGAATGAAAGCTATGATGCTTCGGGGGATTACTACAGTCCTGCGGCTGGTACGACCCTTGATCTTATGGAATACGCCTCTGATACGCTGGCTCAGGCGGCGTATGTGGACGCGGGGACGTACACGGCTAACCTTTGCACGGGTGGGACCCCGTACGCGAACGGTTGGGCGGCGGAATATGATCCTGCGAAGGCGTTCGATGATAATACGAGTACGTTATGGGCCGTCGAGTATGGATCTTCCGCCTACGGGTATATCGGGTATCATTTCGCCGTGGCCAAGAGAATAGAGCGGGTCAGGATACTCCCTTGGGCCGGGCAGGAGCAGTTAAATTTCAAGAACTTCAGCATTCAGGGGTCCAACGACACCACGAACGGGACCGACGGTACTTGGATCGACATTGCTACGGGGCTCACTACGGGGTCTACGTACGTCTGGAATACCTTCGACTTCGTGAACGGCACGGCCTATACGTGGGTCCGGCTTATCGGCCTCATGCAGTTCTATAGCGCGGGTCGCTATCTCCTCCAAGTCTGCGAATTAGAGATGATGGAGAACGTCTTTCAGTCCTATTCCGAATCCACCATCAAAACCGAAGGTTTATATTCCCTCAAAGGTATCGCGTCACAGACTGCTTCTCTGAACAAGACTCTCACCCGGACCATCAGCTCCCCCATCGATCTTTCGGGTGTTGATACCCTCAAATTTAACATTCGGGCTTCGAGGACGGGGAGCAATATCAAAATAGGTATACATGATTCAGGCGGGACGACAACGGAGAATACACCCAATATAACTGATGCGGATACGTGGCAAGAAGTGGAGTTTGATCTTTCGGGCGTTGCTGACGCAAATAAGGACGCAATAGACAGCATCATTATTACAATTCTGAACGCTGATTCTGTAAATACATTTTATATTGATGACTTCGCTGGCCCACTTGAAAACATGACCCTTATTTCTAACGCCAAAGAAGCCGAGGTCGAACCCACAACAGGACGTTTTCTTGCTCTTGTTGAGCCAGTAGATGCTATTACTCTGAATACAGATTTAAAGGGGTATATCAGTCTCGATGACGGGGCAAATTACGAAGAAGTTACCTTAACAGATGAAGGTTATTTTGATGCCACGAAAAAGATATATGCCGGGAATGAGACTTTGACAGATCGAGATGATAAAACCATGCGGCAGAAAATTACTACGCATAACAATAAGAATCTCAAGATTCACGCTTGGGGAATGCTTTGGAAATAGGAGATTAAGAATGCAAAGGCCGGTAGTTTTTAAGCGAGCATTGTCAGAGAAAGACAGTGCTATTGCTCGCGTTCAAGCCTTCATGGATTCCAAAGCCCAAAAGTTTGGTTACGATAACATCCTTTCAGCATCTTCCTATGCCACTTCTACATTTCCAACGTTCAAAGCAGAAGGCATAGCTTTTGCCAAGTGGCGGGATGACGTATGGCTTCACTGCTTTAACGTTCTGGCTGAGTGGGAAGCAGGAACAAGCAAGATCACGACAGAGGATGAACTAATAGCCTCATTGCCGGTTTTTAAGGTGGAGTATTAACTATAATGGCCCTTTTTCCCATGACTTTTCCGTTTTACTTTGACGAAGCTCCGGCTCCGGTCTATCCTCCATTCAGACCTTTGACCGAAGAAGAGATGAGGACATTCGGAACAACGCCTGAAGACCCTAGAACATTTCTTGACCCTGCCTTTTCTGTTAGAGTACCGGACGTTGTTACCACTATCAGGGCGTTCGATGGTTCTGTAGCTGAGAGGGTGTTCAGTGTGGATTCCATTGTAGTTCGGCCTTTTGATGACTCTGATTCTACAGGCAGAACCTTGGGTACAGACGCTTCTCCTTCTCGTCGCTTCGATGATGAACACGATGAATGTCGATTTTAACACGATATAGTTCATCTTTTTTCTTGACAAATAAGGCACATTTGAGGTATAGAGTAAGATATGATTGATAGACAAACGCTTGTGGAAATCAAAAGCACCTTTTCGGAAGCCGTCAAAAAGCTCATAAAGGGAAAGACCATCCCCGATGACTTCGTTGGCAGTTTCCAGATCAATTGCAATTCAGGAGGGGTAACACGAGTTGATGCGAACATCCCGATAAAGTAGTTTTTTTGTCGCACTCAGTTTAACCCTCTTCGATTTTAGAAGAGATTATTAGACCCGCGAATGTAGTGACCTTTTAAAACGAGGTTGCTGTGTTCGCGGGTTTTTTATTTATCAAAACTTTTGGAGGTTTCATGCCAGTAGAAACAAAAGAAGTCGATAAGCCCGATACCGATACTACCAAGATCGGAGCAGAGGGCAACGATGCTTTTGGCGCGGCTTTCGGAGCTATGGCCGAAGAGGTTGTTACCGATGACAAGACTGCCGAAACTCAGGTCAACAAGGATGAGGGGGCAGATAAAGTCGTTGAGAAAACCGATGCGGATAAAACAGTAGACGGTGGTGACGATGCCGATAAGGATAAGTCAGCCGATGCTACTGCCAAGACCGAACCAGGCGTCAAAGAAGAAGACAAGAAAGAGTCCGACGAAGAAACATACGAGACTCTTAAACACAAGCATGACACCCTCAAGGGTATGTTCGACAAGGAAACAAAGACCCTGCGCGACGAACTGAAGAAACTTCAGGAACAGCTTGCGGCCAAGCAGGATACTCCCAAGCCCGAACCGAAAGACGAGGGCAAGGAAGCTGAAGCGGAACTGGCAAAGATGTTCGAGGACGACCCCGAACTGAAAGAGTTCGCGTCCGAATACGATTATCTGTCGAAGCCTCTTCAGAAGTTGCTTGGCAAGATCATCGTCAAGGGCAAGGCAACGTCCGGTAGCACCGCGACCAATGACACTGCCATTCAGGAACTCCGTCAGGAGATGCACTTCGCTATCATCACCACGGCGCACAAAGACTTTGATGAACTCGTCAAACCGGAAGCAGAAGGCAAACCCTCCAAACTGGAAGCCTTCGTCTCTTCTTATGACGGTTCGGACAAGGATAAGGTGGTCAATGCCTTTCAGAAAGGTAACGCCCAACAGGTCATCGAACTCGTAGACCTCTACAAAGAGTCTGTCAAGAAAGCAGAGGCATCAACAGTAGTCGATGAGGTCAAGAAGAAACGCGACGAGAAGTTGAACGACCTTGCGGCAGTGCCGAAGAAAGACGGTGCCATCAACACGAACACGAAAAAGAAGGTTGAAACATACGGAGATGCCTTTAACGAGGTAGCTTCAAAGTAGTAGTCGTTATTACTCACGCACTCTATTGGTGTGTGTCACACAACACTAGGAGGTAAATAAATGAACACATATGGAGATATAGGAGAGGTAACCGCCGGAAGAATGTCGGCTGAGTTTCTGAAAAGGGGTATGCCCTTTCTGTGCTTGGAGAAGTTCGGCCAGTCCAAACCTCTTCCCGCGAACAAGACGAAGACCCTTCCTTTCAGGAGATACAATTCTCTCGCACTGGCAACCACGCCCCTGACTGAAGGTGTAACGCCCAAGGGCAAAAAGATCAGCGTCACGGATATCGACCTTGTGCTGAATCAGTACGGCGACCTCGTGGAAATCACGGATGTCGTGACCGATACCCACACCGACCCCGTTATTCAGCAGATGACCCCTGTTCTAGCAGAGCAGGCCGCAAAGACTGTCGAGACAATCCGGTACGGCGTTATCAAAGCCGGAACCAACAAGTTCTACACGAACGGCATAACGAGAGCCGGTCTTACGACCCGCATCAGCCTCGGCGCACAACGTAAGGTTGTCCGCGCCCTCAAACGGCAGAACGCAGAACCCATCACCACGGCTGTCAAGTCCACGGCGAACTTCAACACTGAGTCCGTTAGCCCCGCTTTCATCTGTATCTGCCATACGGATTGCGAAACCGATGTCCGTGCAATGACGGGTTTCATCGATGTCAAGGACTACGGTTCGGTCACTCCCTACGAGAACGAAATCGGTGCTGTCGAAGGCGTCCGGTATCTCATCAGCAACATCTTTGAACCGTATCTTGGCGCAGGTGGCGCAGTAGGAACGAACATCTCAGCAGGGGCCGCCGCCGCAGACGTTTATCCCTACATCTACATCGGCAGGGATGCGTATGCAATCTCCGCGCTCAAGGGCCAGTACGCAGTCACGCCCACGGTCATCAACCCCGCACCTTCCAAGTCTGACCCTCTCGGCCAGCGTGGAAGCATCGCATGGAAAACCATGCAGGGTGCCGTCATCCTGAACGACCTGTGGATGGGCGTACTTGAGAGTACCGTTACAGAGTTGACGTAATCACGAAATCTTAACAGGAGGTAATCAATCATGGCCGATACAATGGCGAGATTTAACGATGTAGTAATGAATGAGGGTCTGAGGCAGGTGCTTCGGGGTATCCAGAACAGGTGTTTCATTTCCCCCGCGCTTGCAGAAGGCACGAACGACCATACCATTCAGGTAGCCGCCGCCACACCCTTTATCATCGACGGTGTGTTCTATTCCAAGGGCATTACCGACAATATCGCACCTACCGTCTGTGTGGTTCAGGCCGCGCTCAAACGGTGCCGGTATCTCATCTCCCTGAACATCGCAGGGACAGTCACCGTGACCAAGGGTACTGAAGTCGGTTCCTTGTCAACAGGCGCACTCACAACCCTGTCATGGAACGCCGCAGACAAGAAAATCATGAGTTCCACAAGTGCCCTCGGCTCCTTCAAAGCTGGCGACCTTATCCTCGTTTCCGGTTTCACCGCGAATGAGAACAACGGCATTTTCTCTATCGATGCAGTCGAGAAAAACGGTGCATGGATTCGGGTCAACGAAGGTGGAGCAAGCGACGAGGCCGCTGGTGACAGCGTGACAATCCTCAGAGAGTCACCCCTTCCTGAGTGTCCGGTCAAACAGTGTCCCATTGGTCTTATCCAGATCACGACCACGACAGGTACATTCACGGTTGGCGTTGACGACATCACCGATGATGCGGCAGGGGCCACAATAGCCTTCGTCAATCTCAGCGGTATGCCACTCGAATAAGAAGCAGACACGCACGATAGCCCTCGCCCTTAAACAAGGCGGGGGCATCAATCATTACCCATAGGGGAGGTTTTATGAGTACAGGAAGCATAGTGGACGGGAAAATAGTCATCGGTAAACAGGAAGGGGAAGGCGTGGGTTTCCCCGGCGCAGGCGACGATACTTCTTCTGCCAAGGAATCCAAGTCAAAGAAGCAGAAGAAAATCAGAGTCATGATTAACCAGCAGGACGGGCCTGACGGGAAGTTCGATGTCCCTCTTGGAGTCAACGGAAAAGTCTTGCTCATCAAACGGGGCGAAGAAGTCGAGATTCCCGAAGAGTATTTCTTCGTTCTCAGGGACGCAAAGGTTGACCAGCTTGTGAGAAATCCTGGCGAAGAGGAACAGGTACTCACCATGTCCCGCTTTTCCTACAATGTTCTCGGAGAGGTGAACTAGCGTATGCTCCTTAATGATCTTCTCACCGAAGCAAGCATCAGGCTGGATGACGTAAATCCTCCTTATCGGTGGGCTGATTCCACGCTGGTTCTTTACATCAACGAAGCTGAACGGGAAGCCTGTAGACGTGCCGATCTTATCATCGATAAGACGACAGACACCTATTGCAGGATTCCCCTTATCGCCGGACATTCAAGATACACCACAAATGCCAAGGTTCTCAGGGTTCTGGCCGCAAATTACGGGGCAAGAAAAAGAGGGACACTGGTATGGACGGCGGCAACCAAGACTCTATCCGATGCAGAATCAGAGTTCGTCACTTCCGGTTTTGAGGAAGAGGATGTGATCTACGTGTCGGGGTTTACCAACGGGGCCAACAACGGTGAGTTCTCCATCAGTTCCGTGGCGGCAGGCGCAATCGTAGTCGATGACAAAACCGACGAAGATGGCGCGGCGGTAGTCCTTGTAAATGAAACCGCCACAGATGCCGTAGTCGAGGTGCAGAAAAAGGAATTGGTCAAGATGACAACCTTTGCCCTCGATGAAAACTATTCCGGCTGGAACTCACAGATAGGTATCCCCGCAGTCTACTTTCAGGAAGAGAACAACGAATTGGGCATAGTCCCTGCTCCTGAAGATGCCAACACCCTCTATCTCACGGTAGTTCGTCTACCCGCCTCCGATATGACTCTGGCACTGAAGGACACCGTATCTCCTGAAATACCGGCACAGTACCACCTAGACCTTCTGGATTGGGTTTGTTATCGCGCACTGCTCAAGGATGACGCGGACACTCAGGACATTCAGAAGGCGAAGTTTTATGAGGAAAGTTTTACCAGCAAATTCGGCCCAAGACCTTCAGCAAGGACAGAGATGATGCGAAGGCGTTATCCCCGTTCACTCAGGGCAAGGCCACAAAGTTTCGGTTACTAAACCAAGGAGGTAACTCAAAATGTTGAACGCAGTTAGACAGTTAGACCTTGAGATGACGGGGTTCAGAAGCGACATTGCGGCCCTTGTCAGTCTTTCAGAAGAGGCCCGTGGCGCAAACGGTTCCCGATATTTCGTGGATAACAACTACGGTTCGGACAGTTGGGATGGCCTGTCATGGGATAAGCCCTTCAAGACACTCGCCTATGCCCTTGCCATTTCTCATGCGGATATCGCCCGTGGTTCGGACAGATGGGCAAGACGGAATACCATCTACATCTCCGGCGACGACTTCGTGGAAGACCTCGTGAAGTTCGCTCGGAAAACAGATATCGTCGGTATGGGTTCGTCCGACAGTTACCCGATGGCGTGTGTCAGGGGCAATCACGCTCCGGTAAGCGCATCTACTTCAGCCAACTATGACGGATGCAGATTTTTTAACGTCAGATTCAGACCCACGGCATCGGGCGACCTTGTAACACTCGACAGCACAACCGGCACGGGCATTGAGTTTCATGGATGTATCTTTGATGCCCATTACAGCACATTCACCGCACCTTCGGCAATCGACACAACGGCTTCTGCCTATGTGAAGGTCGTCGGCTGTGACTTTATCGGTGCTTTCTCGGCAAGCGTTATCGACATCGGAGCAGGAACCGTGAACGGCGTGCGGATACAGAACAACACAATGCTCGGCGGGGCAGTAGCCGGTATCCTCGTAACGGGTACAACCACTGTTGACCAGAGCAGACTCGGCCTTATCGACGGCAACAGAATCTACACCGTTGGTTGCACGATCAATGACGGCAACGACGACACCTTCATCATCACGAACAATATGCTCATGAGCGACGCCGCTACCGGAACCGATTCTCTCAATGTGGATACCAGATGGTGCGCCGGTAACATCATCACAGACGCAACAAAATCTGGCCCGTGGCCTCGCCTTGATGACACCTAAAATCGAGCTTTAAGGTAACGGGGGAGAGGGTTCAATCCTTCTTCCCCCACTACCTTGTTTAAAGCCCACAGGAGGGGGTCAGAGATGGTCAGGGAAATACAGGAAACAGAACACTATATCGGGTTGTCTACCGATACGAAACCGACAGGCAAGCCCATAGGTTCAACCTTTAAAGAGGAAGATACCGGACGGGCGTTCACTTCAGACGGCACGAACTTCAACGAAGATGCCGACGACGCAGTGATGATCGATATGCTTGAAAAGGTATTGGCTTCGCTGAAGGTGGCAAACACCCCTGTTCGTTCTTCAGGCAATCAGACGGCAGACTGTTTAATCATCAACGGTTCCGGCGTCCTGAAAGATGTCCTTATCAACACAGACGGAACCAATGACGCGGCACTCATTCTCTATGACGGCGTAAGCGCGGCGGGTAAAGTCGTGTGGGAAGGAAGCGTAATCGGGGCGAACAAGACAGGTTTTGCTCAGGTCAACAGGAAGTTCGATTATGGCCTGTATGCGGACATGACCGTTGGCGCAGGAACAATGAAGTTTAACGTCGGCTATCTCAAGGCCGAAGATTTGGCAATATAACCATCATTTTCAACACAGGAGGATAAACCAATGTTATTTGAAGGCAAAAATAGAGCAGGAACCCGCAAAGACCTTCTCACAAACGCCGATGGAGTCATACTGGTCAGCGGTGACTATTCGGATGCGGCCATTAACGGCAGGCTTTTTGCGGCGGCAATGCAGACGCCTACCACGACTTCCACAACGCTCAACACCACGTTCGTCGGTCTTGGCCTGTGCAATCCTACAGGAAGCGGCAAGCTCCTTATCGTGCATGAGTTCTCGTATGCGGCTACGGCGGCACTGACAGCGGAAACACTTCTCGCTCTTGCTACTACGGATGATACAGGTTTTGAGGCAGATATCACTCCCCGCTGTTGCCGGAACGGTTACGCGGCTTCAGTGGCCCTTGTCGATAAAGGTGCCACAATCACGGCTCCGGTCATCGAGAGAATCATCGCCACACTCGGTCAGGGCGCGGATTCCGTACAGCTTGGCGGCGCACCTCCGAATACCGTGAAGCTCAACGGCAGTATCGTTCTCGCTCCGGGCAGGGCTGTCGTAACGGATACCACGGCGGCAACAGGCGCGGTCATGCAGTTCGGGTATCTTTGGGAAGAAATCGACCTCTGAGAATAAACGGAGAGGTAGGGATTAACCTCCGCCTCTCCCTCTTTCAAAACTAAGGAGAACCATGAAGATACTTGCAATTTCAATCAATGACCCTGAAGGAAACCAGACGGTTTTCTATGAAAACGACGAAGGTAAACAGAAATCACGGGTAACGCCCATCATCGGTGAAGACGGCCTTCTCTTGAACTGGATGAAAGCGAATCCGGTCAATGAACCCGTACCCGAAGACGAAGGTGCCATGCTTGAAGATGAACCCGTAGCAGTACCCGTTGTCAAGAAGGCATCGAAGTATTTCAAGGGGCCGAAGAGGTAGATGTACGACGAACCTTGCATAGCAGGAGGCACCATGTACGGAAGACAAGGAATAGAAATCACGTTGGCCGATGACGGTTCTTTTACGGTGGAAGTTTCCATCGAGAATCCCGCCAAAGCCAAGGAGAAGAAGAACGGCCCGTATGTTGAGGCGACTCTTCGTAAGACCTTCACGGCTAAGGACGTTAAAGAGGTGACAGCCCTCATCGACAAATACCTTCCCGGCATTACGAAGTCAGCCACAAAGGAAGGCGAAGACTTTGAAAAAGCCTTCAAATCTGTTGCAGAAGGGAAGGACTAGCGCATGAACCTTGAACTTGAACGCATCGAACGCGACGACCCCACTGTTCTCAAAGTCTTTATCGCTGAGTACCACTTCTACAAGAAGGACATGGAAAAGGCATACACCCTCTTTGCGGAACTCTACAAAGACCCTGACCTCTCTCCCGTAATGAAGGAAACAGTCAGGAACTATCTCGTCATCGCCGGTAGGGAACTCAGGAAGAAAGAGATCGAGAAGATCAATTTCAAGATCACCGCAGAGTACGACTTTGGAGCTTCAAAGGGCATGGTTGTCATTACCAAGGATTCCTTCTCAAAGTCTTTCAAGGAAGTATCCGACCTTGTGGAGCTTCTTGATTTTAACCTCAAGCAGATGCATCAGGAACAGTTGTCGGGGGAGTAATGAGAGATGGCGCGTACTATTACTATTAGGGACTTTCTAGGGCTGAATAACGTCCTTCCTGCCGAAGACCTCCATATCAAGGAGAACTTCAAGTCAGTCGGGTACTATCTCAAACGTGCCAAAAATATCGACATCGACAACGCCAAACGTCCACGAAGAAGACGGGGTTATCAGGTTTCTCTTACCGGCTCCGATTGTCATTCTCTTTGGTCTGACGGAAAGATTTGCCTCTATCGTGAAGGTTCATACCTCAAGCGGTTAAACGACACGCTACAAGGGTCTGTGACGCTTAGAAGCGATATCACAGGAAACCTCACAATGGCGTATCTCCCGTTGGATGGAAAAGTATATTACTCGGATGGAAACATTTCGGGTGTGATTGAAAACGGAGTCAGCAGGTCATGGGGTTTGCCCGTCCCTACGACCTCCCCGGTCTTGTCCTCGATACCTGGTGGCCTGCTCTCCGGTACTTATCAAGTCGCCTATACCTATGTTCGCAATGACGGTCAGGAATCAGGGGCTTGCGAAGCATCAGTCTTGGCGGTAACGGCAAGTCAGGGGATACGGATTGGTAGCATCGTGGCTTCCCCTGACACTTCTGTTTCCAAGATTAACGTCTATGTCACCCGCAGGGACAGCGAAACTTTCTACAAGGCATACTCTCTGACGAACACATCGGGGCAGACGATAGACCACCTTACGGAAGACAGCCTGACAGGAGCGATGTTAAAGACTCAGTTTCTTTCTCCACCTCCTGCCGGTCAGATTCTTGAGTATTACAAGGGCAGAATCTATATCGGCTCTTTCGATGCGGTCTGGCACACGGAACCCTTCAAGTACGAACTCTGCGATATGTCCAACGGGTTCACTCAGTTTGAATCGGATGTGACCCTTGTCGGTGCCGTTGACGATGGAATCTACTTCGGGACGGATGACGACATTGACTTTGCCAAAGGTGAGAACCCCAAGAGCTTCAAGTGGGAACAGAAAGCCAATTACGGCGCAATCTTTGGAACCATGCAGAAACTTATCAGGCCGGATGTAGGCAACAACGAAGCAATGCAGACGCTTATCATCTTCGCTTCTGCCAAGGGAATCTGTATCGGCGGCAAGGGCGGGGAGATGATTAACAAGTCCCGTGATTCCTACATCTACGAACCCGCGTATTCAGGCGCAGGTTTTGTCAGGAAAGAGAGAGGCACAGACCAGTATCTCTTTACTCTGAAGGGTGAGGATAGAGACAGGCAGGAAATGAATCAGGGATATGGCGAGATGGAGATAACTCTGCCCGTAGCAACGATGGATGCAGAATAAAACAGGAAATCAAATTAACAGGAGGATATAATCATGTCTTTGAAATTGAGTACCGCGCTCCGCAATCAGCTTCTTGGAATAGTCACCGACCTTATCACAAATGGGACTTTTACTACGGTCACGACAGGATGGACGGCATCGGGGGCAACGCTCTCTTCGGAAACCACAGGTCAGTCGGGCAACCACATGAGGGTACTGTCTTCGGGCGATGCGGCGGCTTCAGCGTATCAGGATATCACCACGAAGATCGGTCATGTCTACAAATTGTCGGCATACTTCAAGAAAGGCACGGCAGACAGCGGCAAGATCAAGATAGGCACAACCGCCGCACCTACCGCAATCTTTGAATCAGCCGCCTTGTCGGATGCGGATTGGGCACTCAAGACCTATATCTTCATCGCCACGGCAACCACGACAAGGATAACCCTTGAATCGACAGATGCGACTACGGGTGAATACTCCGGTTTCGATACCGTTGTCTGTGACTGTGTGGACGCAGGTTTTCAGGCAATCTTTAAGGATTGCTTCATCAACGTTTATTCCGGTACACAACCCACGAGTGCGGACGACGCACCAAGCGGGACTCTGCTTTGCACATTCTACAGTGATGGTGCGGCAACAGGGCTTGAGTTCGATGACGCGGCTTCCGGTGTTATCTCCAAGGCCGCCGCTGAAACATGGTCAGGGACAGCCATAGCCTCTGGTACTGCCGGATGGTTCAGGATGTATCAGGCCGGAGATGGTGGAGCTTCCAGCACGACAGATTGCCGTCTTGACGGAGCTTGCGCTACTTCAGGCGGTCAGTTGAACATGAGTTCGCTGTCCATCACTTCAGGCGCGGTGCAGACAATCAGCACGTTCCAGATCACACAGCCTGCGGCGTAGTTCCAGTATGATTTAAACAACCACGGGAGGGGGAGAAATCCCCTTCCCTTCTTGGAGCTTGAATGGCTATAAGTCTTGACGCGATAGCTAATCGCAGTGCGGCATCCGATACAACGTGGAATCATACTGTAGGCTCAGGAAGCAATAAGATACTTCTTGTTCTGTGCGGTATGCACAGTAGCGATGATGTTACGGCTGTCACCTTTAACGGGGTATCACTGACTCTCTACGGAGAAGCTGAACTGAATTTCCGTCGAGCGCAGATGTGGTATTTGATAGACCCGCCTGAAGGTGAATATGCAGTTGCAATCACAAAGACAGGAACGCACGACTACGCCTCTACTGGTTCTATCTCTATCTTTGGTGTTGACCAGACAAACCCTTTCAGGGCAAATAATACCGCAAGCGGGGCCGGTTATTCTCCTACCATTGATGTAACCAGCGAAAGCGGAGATTTAGTTGTTGATATTGTTTCGTATCTCAGCCTGTCGTCTGTGACTGTCGGGGATGACCAGACTCAGAACTACTTCGATCATTTTGCATCTTCAGCAACCTCGATGTCATCTCGTGAAACGGCTTCTTCCACATCAACAACAATGTCATGGTCATGCAGTGGAAGCGATCAGAACTGGTGTTCTTTCGCCGCTTCTTTAGCTCCGGCTGTCATACCTACTTTTTCTGGTGACAACGACCTTCCTTTCTTAACCATCGTATCGGGCGCAGACGGTGTAGTAGAATCTCTTCCCATTCTCACTCTGGTCAACTGCTACGTCGAAGTCCCTCACTCCGATGTGGATGAGTCTCTGCCTATCTTCACGATATCAGCAACAGCAATTCAGAGTACAGTTATCGCCGGTGATTGTACCCTTCCAATTTTCACAATATCTGCGCTTACCGGCTATCAAACCGAAAGCGAACTTGAAGTAGACTTGCCTGTTCCTACGGCCTCTGCTTCATCTCTCACGGGTGAAATCCATGAAGGCGACTGTGATGTACCCTTCTTCACCATAAGCGCAACACTGCTTGCTGGCGGGATATCACAGGGCGTTGCTACTCTTCCGTTCCTGACCTTTACAGGCAGAACCATCAACACGGGTACGGCATCGGAATCTGTCCCCGTCCTTACAATCAGTGCCTATGCTCACGGGCCTTTGCTTCACACCCTTGATGAATCTCTGCCTTTGCTTCAGATTGTGGCGACCCTGGTTCAGCAGTCCGCTTCTTTCAGATGCTACGTTATGAACACGGAGAACTCAGCCATAACCGAATACGACAACTTCCCGTTCAATTCCTTCTGTACCTTCAAGGGGAAACATCTCGCGGCGGGAGCTAACGGCATCATGCTTCTGGAGGGCAACAAGGATCTCAGCCGGGATATCCAGGCTTACCTCAATGTCGGCAACAACGACTTCGACCTTCCGAACATCAAGCGGATAACCGATGCCTACCTGTCCATGAAGGGCGATGGCTCCTATTACCTGACAGTCACCTCGGATGACGGCGTAGCCCACAGTTACCTTCTCTCGGCAACCACAGGCGACAGGATCAAGAACCTGAAAACCAACGTCGGCAAAGGGAAGAAGGGAAGGTTCTTTGAGCTGGAACTCAGCAACCTTGCCGGTGCCGATTTCGAACTCTATGACATGGTTCTCAACGTGGAACTCCTGAAGAGGAACGTCTAGGATAATGGCGAACAGAAAGCCTATAAGATGGGCCGTACCCCTCGGTGGTGAATCCTATATGGGACTCGCGCAGTATTTCCTTACCCACGAGGAAAATATGCGTCAGGCGTTCTCTCAGCCTTCCAGAAGGGCAAGAAGGACGTTGCCGGATGGAACAATAATTGACTATATCATGAACGATGTGGTAGATTTTATTAGCATATCACCACCTCAAAAGATAGTCAGGGCTATGGGTAAAGCGATGACATGGGACAAACTGCCTCCGCTTGAAGAGGGAACCAACTATATCGACCTGTCTCAGATGACGGAAGACCCTGATGTGGAAGGCGGGTACTATTGCACGGTGTCGGTTTTTAACGGGACGGACGAGAACAACAGGACGCTACCGGCTGAGTTTTCAGTAAAGATGAGCACGGGTTCCGTTGGTTGGTCTATTGAACAGGGTATCCGGCAGACGGACGGGAGCTATAAGGTTGATGGCAAATCTGCGACCTTGTTGCTTGGTGCAGATGTTGAAGGTGACTGTGAGATTGTAGCATGGGACGGGAAGACGACGCTGAAGGAGAGGGTAAAAATATTTAAGTTAGATGAGACTCCTGTTGTTTTTACTCAGGATAATTACAGTATTTATAAAGATGGTTCATTGTGGAAAGAGGGCTATTTTTACTATTACGGTGAGAATAATTTTGAGTTTAATCGGTATCATCTAGTATCATATCCTTCTCAATGGCCGGGGTATTGTGGAACAACATCTCAGTATGCCGTTACTTATATTTGGGAGTATATTTTAGCAACTGGTGATCCCGACAACCCGGTAGCAGCTTATGAATATATTTCGTATTATAATTATAATGGTTTAGATGTGTGGAGTCCTCCGAATTATCAAGAAGAGATTGCAAACACGACCAATCTAATACTTAATAATGGAGTTATATCGGGAACAATACCAACTTGGGATAGTGTTATTACGAGATATTATAATGTTTTAAATGCTTCTGTAACGGAAGAGGAGGTCTAACCCATGAGCTACGACACAGAAGGATGGGAATACGACCAACCGATAATGAATATCTGAGGAGTGTTCTAAATGTCCATTACAATGTTTAACCTGCCTTACATCGGATACGGGGCCGGTGCTTATACTCAGGCTAATAAGGAGCGATCTAAATGATTTCTCAAATTAATATACCAATCTATTATCCTTTAAGCGGGGCTTACACTCAGGCTAACTCTATCATCAACTCGCAGATGAGCTTTGCCAATACTGCCCTCCTTGCTCTCAATTCTTATGTCGGCACGATGGTCAATTATGCGACTCAGGCTATCAGCGTCCCTATCCCTGCGGCAATGGCTATCGGTCTGGACTTTGATTTCTCCAAGGATGCCTTTAATGACCTTTTTTCCCGTAAGCCTACCTCTCCTACCACTGAAGAGATTGCCGTCACTCTGCCTATCGCTCCTGACGTTGTGGTTCCCGATATCAGCGGCATCATCCTGTCTGACCTTTGGAATGATATCTATGAGAAGCTGAATGATGACATTACCAATGGCGGGTACGGAATAGAAACCGCAGATGAGATTGCGATATGGGAACGTCACAAAGAACGGGAACTCCTTGACTTGGCCGCGCAGACCGACGACCTTGATGAAATGTATGCGGGTGCCGGTTACAAGTTTCCCCCTGGTGCGCTTATCAAAGCCAAGCAAAAAGCAAGACAGACCTACCAGAACAAGATGGCAACCATCAACAGGGACATGACCATCGAGCGTCTGAAGATGTTCGTTGAGTGCAGGAAGTTCGCTCTTGAAAACGGAGTGAAGTTCGGTGAACTCTTCGTCAATATCGCCAAGCTGAAGATAGACCTTTACAGTGCCGAAGTGACAGGAGCATTAGGTGAGGCCGAAATCAAGAAGTCAAACAACCTCGTCAAGATAGAGAAGTATAAGGCCGACATCGAAGGTTACGCCGCAGAAGCAAGAGTGCTGGCATCTTTATATGACCTTGCCTCCACTCAGCAAGACAGGGAAGTAAGAACGCAGATAGCGGCATTACAGGCGAACATCGAAGTAGCGAAAGCCTATCTCACTCAGGCTGTCGAACAGGCGAAGCTCAGGCTTGAAGGCACGAAGTCAGCCGCAGACGTTTACAAGGCGATATGCGCTTCAGCCCTTGGAACCATCCATGCGTCGGCACAGTTGAATGAAGGGTCAAGTATTGACTACAGATACAATGTCGGGGCTTCGACAAGTCTTGATTATAAAGAAACTCTTAACCTAACTCCGTAAGGAATACAGGAGGGTCACTAACCATGCCTACATATAAAGGAATTGAGATGCCGACCAACAACGCAGATAAGATCGGCGCAATGATCGAATCGGCAAAGAATAAGCTGATGGGAACTCCCGTAGGAGATTTCGTCAGGGGAGTAGGTGCTGTAGGAACTATCCCCAACACTATCGTTGCCGGAACTCAGAACTCATATGGTGCCAACATTCCGACTGTCGAAGGATTGAAACAGAACCTTACGGCAAGCGTCGAACAGGGAAATATCGCAAGCGATGTCGGTACGGGTGTAAGCAGAATATTCAACAACGTGAACACCCCTACTCTCGGAGCTACTGTCAATCAGCCATTGCTCAATATGGCTAAAGAGAGTGCCACTACCCCGATAGGAGTTCCCGAATCATCAAGTGACGGATATACGCCGGGGCCGTTTGGCGCGAATCCTGCCGAAGGTGGCCGCCTGACTTCTTTCAATCTGAACGATAAGGAGATGGAGGAATGGAAAGAACGCGGTAGGCTGATGGAAGGTCTTGGGGCTACCGAAAAGAACCCTAACGACAGACTGTTCAGGGAAGCGAAGGACGAGTATCTAAAACTCGCAGGAGAATCCACCAGCGAAAATATGGGGAAGAATATAGCAAAGCTGAACGCCCTCGGTGGTGTCCTTAAAACTCTTGCCCCTCAAACTTCATTCGGTGCTTACGGAATCGCAAAAGGGAACAACGAAACAACGCAAAGGGGTCAGGATATCGACAAGGAACTCAATTTATTCGGAGCCAATGCCGAAGAGTCAAAAGCCAAGAGCAGACTTTATGGCGCTCAGGCCAAGCTCCTTGAAGATGAAGGCAAACCCGACAAGATACGGGAAAAAGAAGTATCTGGTTGGTTGACAGAAAGGCGGAAGGTTATCAACGCCGCTCTTGAAGGTATCGCCGATATGACTCCTGAAGAAAAAGAAAAACACATGGCTACCCTTAAGGCTGATTTCAACAAACATAACCCCGCGCCCATAAGGAAAGCCAAGCAGAACGCCGATGGGACAGTAACGGTAGAATATGCCGATGGCAGAGTAGTAACAGGCAAACCGAAAAGATAAGGAGAACTCGCTGATGCCGATTGTTAATGGGATAAACCTTGACGACTATGACTTCGAGGAAAGTTCTGCCAAAGATTCATCGTCCCTGTATTCGGATTCTCCCAAAGAAACCGTCAATGGAATTGATTTAAGCAAATATGATTTCGGGGAAGAGAAGGCTACTGCTTCTGCACCTGTCGTTCCTCCACTAACCGAAGAAGAATCCTTCCTTCGTCGTATTCCCGATGTAGGTGTCTCTCTTGTAAAAGGTGCTGTCGGTTTGCCCGAAACCGTAGTGGGCTTACTGGACATCATGACTCAGGGATATGCCGGTAAAGGTGCCGAAGCTCTTGGTATTCGCTTCAAGGAAACTCAGGACATTCTCGACTCCCTGTATTCATCTCAGCAACAGGCAGTGAACAAAGAGGTAGCGGATACAAAAGGCTTCTTCCCAACAATAGGGAAAGCCATTGAGAACCCTTCCTTCCTTCTTCAGACTGTTGCGGAATCAGCCCCTTCCATGATAGGCGCAGGAGGCATAGGCCGTGGTCTTATCAAGTTCTTTCCCAAACTTGCTCCCGTCATTGCCGGTGCGATAGGTGAAGGCGTTGTCAGTGGTGGTCAGGCCGCAGAACAGATTCGTCAACAGACCGATACTGGACTTTTGAATACGACTCAGGCAGGGGCCGCAGGTCTTAGTGGTATGCTTACCGGAGTTCTTGGTGTCGTCGGCGGGAAACTCGCAAAACGTCTTGGCATCGTCGATATAGATACCTTGATTGCCGGTGGAAGTGTCGGGGCCGCTGTCGATGATGTTACCGCTACTGCCAAGAAGGGCGTTCTCAGGAAGATGCTTGAATCCGCAATCTCCGAAGGTGCCTTAGAGGAACTTCCTCAGTCTGCACAGGAACAGATGGCGCAGAACGTGGCCCTTGGTAAACCGACATTTGATGGTGTTGCCGAAGCTGGTGCAGTAGGCTTGCTTGCCGGTTTCGTCATGGGTGCTGGTGGTGGTGCTGGTGGTCACGTTATGTCGGGATTGGAGATTCTTGAGAAAGATCAGGTGAACCAGGATAAGTCGAAAGAGATTCAGACCTTTGTGGCGAATCAGGGCTATACCGACCTTAACAACACCGACCTCCTTCAAGCATACATGGAAAGCGATACCGTTCTGAAAGACTTGCCCGATGATACTGCCTTGTCAGACTCAATGGCAGTCATGAAGTCCGAACTTGAAAAGCGCGGGATATGGCCGGAAGATAAGCTGTCAATGGACATCGAAGCGAAGATGGCAGAACTTGATGCGAAACTTGGCGGGACAGTTACCGAAGGTTCTGACCTCGTGAGAAAAACAGAAGGGGGTGATACAGATGCTCAGAGTTTGCTCAGGAACGAGAACGCAGAAACCCAAGGGCGGTTGCAAACCGAAACCGAAGGGCAAATAACAGAACCGACAATTCCACAGGGAGAGGACATCATAACCGAGCCTCCTATGGCTGACACCTCCAAAGAGATTGCGTCCTCTCCCTCTTCTTTCTTCTCGATGCCGGAAATTGGAACTCAGGAAGTTAAGGCAGAAAAAACACCCTCTACGTTGCCTCTCACGGAACTTTCCGAAGAGGGCATGGCTAATCCTCCATCTACCCCTGAGAAAACGTCACAGGAGGCAATACAGGAGAAAACGACTGTATCTGATGACTTCAAAGATGGTAAGATCAAAACCCTATCCGGTAGAGTTCTTGCACCTCCCGCCATTCGTACATCTTCAAACGTGGTAGCTACGAAAGATTCTAAAAAAGCCGATGAATGGCTTAGAAAGGAAGCGATAGAGGAAGCCAAGGCTAAGGGTGATGAGTTCGCCGGAGATCAATTCAAGATGGCGAATCCTGCAAAGATGACACAGGCCGAACGAGAGGGGATGCACGATTATCTCTTTGGAGAAACAAAGAATATCTTTGTGTTGGAAAGTGAGAAGCCTTTAAAGAAGAAAGCAAAATCAGCAACCAAAATCCTCAAGGTCTTTCCCGACAAAGAGAATGGGCTTGAAGTCCACGTAGCAAAGGTAGAGAAGGGATTCTCTGTAGCCGTGATGGATGTTGATTCGGGCAAGTTCTTTGATGAGGTGAAGATATACCCTACCGATAAGAAAGCTATTGAAGCGGCGAAAGCTATCATCAAGAAACCCAAGCCTGAGAAAAAGCCCCCCCCAACTGTCAAGCAATCCTTAACAGTTCAAAAGGAAGAGACCCTCGAATCCTATGCCCGTAAGCACAAGATCAATTTCAATATTCCCGGTCACACCAACAAGGAAGCAATCTCCGATGGTCTTCTTTCTTACACGAAGAATGATGCCATTGGTCTTGATAAACGTGCAGAGGAATTGCAGGGTCTTGGTCTATTAGGAGCAACACCCGATGGATACGCTACCGCAGGGGATTATCTTTATGCTGAATTGCAGAAGATAATCTACAACAGGGTTAACAAAAAGGCACAATCCTTGACAGCCGAAGAAGATCAGGCTATAAAAGAGATGAAGGAGGCTTTGAAAAGAGATGGCTACGATGAGTCAGGAATCGAAAGAGAAGAAAGCGAAAGTGATAGAACTGGCAAGAAAAAAGCATATTCTATTAAGGACTCTGAAGCTCATGGAGAAACGCAATCCCTCCTTGAAGCAGACGAAGAGTTCGTAAAAGAAGAAGAAACCCCTACCGATTATCGCACGATAGCCAAGAAAGTCGATGCCTTTGCAGATGGGTCGTACACTCCTGAAGATCTCAAAGAAATAGTTGACAATCAAACCAAATTGGATGAACTCGATGCTCAAGTTCCCGTAGGGACAACTATCAGGATTAAGACGGCGTTCGGAGAATCCATTCTGCACAAATCAAGCAAGAAAGAAAGCACCTATCAGATTTCTCGTTTTGATACCAAAGGTGAAGCGATAGGAGATTCGGAATATACCGATTATCAGAAGGCCGTCAAAGACCTTCGCCATGAACAAGGAAGCGCGGTTAAAGCCGTTGATACTTTGCTTCCCATCATAGAGAAGTCGAAGACCGAACCAGAAACCAAAACACCTCCCACCAAAGAACTCTTCGATACATCCTCGATGTTCACCCTGTCCGGTAGTCAACCCGTGGAACAGAAGTCCATGAAGGTTCCCGAGAAGAAGGGTGAGAGATTGCTTGATGTTCCGAAGCAGACCACGGATGAACTCAAGGACAGGCTTTCGGGTGAGAAAGCTAAGAGGGCGTTTGAGGAAGGGAAGAAAACTGAAGACGGTAAGGACGTTGCCAATCTAAAAGTCACCCCTCTCCCCAAAGATTCTCCCCTTTCCCCTAAAGACTCCCAAGCCCTCGTATCCGATATCCTCTCTATTCTCGCAGACGGTTCCTCAATCAACTTTGTCGGCAAGATAGACCCTAATAGACCTGACATCCAGAAAGCCCTCACACAATGGAAGCAGGGCAATCCTGGTGCCTCATTCGTTATCGAAGGTATGCACCGAAAAGTCATCGTTGATGGGAATACAATGGCATCCATTATCGAAGTCTCAATGGGTTCATCCGATATCGGGCAGACGGCATGGCATGAGGCATGGCACTCCATCGACGAGATATTCCTGACAGCCAACGAGAAGAAGATACTCGCTGAGAAGTTGACTCCCAACATTGAGAAACAGGCAGATATTTTTGCCAAGTACGCGGCGAATCAGAAACATCTCTTGCCGAAGTCCGCGAAGCCCATCTTTGAAAGGATACGGGAGTTCTTTGAGAAGGTAGGGAACTATCTCAAGGACAGAGGGTTCACAAGCGCAGAGGATGTGTTTAATCGGGCGTTGAGGGGGGAACTGAAGGAAAGGGCGCAGAGATGGGCGGGAGAAGGACAGACAGCGTTCCAGATCAGCGTGAAGCATGGTAGTCCCTTTGTCTTTGAGAGGTTTACTACAGACAAGATAGGCTCAGGCGAAGGCGCACAGATGTTCGGATGGGGGCTGTACTTTACGGATAAAGAGGATGTTGCAAAGCACTATGCTGAGAAACTGTCGAAGATGAGAGACGGCGGAACCGTATGGATGATAGGCGACAAAATAGTTAGGAAAGAAGAAGCTAAATTTATTAATGTCTTAAATTCATTAGCCAATGGAGGGTCAAAAGAAAACATAATCTCGATAATGGAGAAGCAGGTAAAGTCATTAGAGAAGCGACTTGCATCTTTGAATATGGATGACCCTATGGATGTTCTGGTTAATCCTCAAAATGAGATTGAATATTACAAAGACGCAATCAAGTATGCTCAGGCCATCGATCAACCCGTATCTTGGGGTAAAGAGGAAACCAAAAGGACTCTCTACAACGTCACCCTCCACAAAGGCAAAGACCCGTCCGAATATCATTATATGGATTGGGAGAAGTCCATCGGGAAGGACGTAGCCAAAGTTATCGAGAACGCTGTTGGTAAAGAGTATCTTGAAAGAAAATTCTTTACGAATCAGAATCAGGTACAGGAATTTAACGGAGCTACGGCATACAACTTTCTTGAAGATTACCTTGCGGAAGGCAATGAACTCCCCGATGTTACCGTGGAAGATTACAACTATCCGAAAGCGGTATCCCTCTTCCTCCTTCGTAGCGGTATCGACGGCATCAAGTATCCCGCAGGAACTCTATCGACGGGCAAGACCGATGCCTTCAACTATGTCGTCTTCGATGAGAATGCGGTTACGATTGAGGACAGGGTATCGTTCAAGATAGCTCCCGTCATCAAGAATCTGATATCGACCAACAGTAAGAAAGCCGTCAATCCTGAAACTTCCTTCCAAGACGGCAAGGATGATTTCAAGCGTCAATTCAAGGAAGTTCTCGGTAAAGATTATTCCAATTGGAAAGCTCATTTCTATCTTCCTTTCTTCAAGGGTCATGGCCCGAACGCAGAACCAATGTGGAAACGTGCCTTTGACAATACTGAAGCTGGCAGAGAGAAGCGTTCCGACCTCAATACCCATTATGTCCGCAAGATGCACGACTTCTTCGATATGCCGAAAGAGAAGGTACGGAACATCGAGAAGGTTCTGTCCGAAGGTGATGCTGTTCTTGCTCAGAAGGTACGTGACCTTACTTCAGAAGCTATCACCGCAAAGAATGGCGGGAACCTGGAACTGTATCAGCAACTCATGGGGCAGGCTCAGGCCATTAAGACCCTTAATCGTTATTCTGACGAAGACCTTGCCAATGGCATCACGCTCAGGAATGGAGAGTTCATTAAACTGACACCTCAAGAAATCAACACCTACAAGGAAGTCCGTACCGCCTTCGATGAGATGCACCGTGACCAGTTCAAGCATCAGATAGAGATGGTGTTCGGAAAGTACAAGGATAAGCCGTGGTATTCGTCTATGCTTGACCTCTTTGAAGACAGACCGGATTCTCCTGAGTTTACCCCTGAGAAAAGGGATACGCTGAAAGCCCTCAATAAACTTGCACTCGGAAAGATCAGAGGCAAGAAAGCTGAAACCATCGCCAAGAACAGGGCGGTCTTGATGGATGTTCTCAAGGCTCATATCTCAGGTGTATCAGGCATAACCGATCAGGTTGAACTTGCCAACGCCGCAAGCAGTATGCTCAAAGCCTACCAGACGGAAAAAGTCTTGATGAACGCTGTCAAGAAAGCCCGTAACCGTATCGGTCAACAGGTGGCGTACTTCCCTCGTGTCAGGGAGAAGGGCAACGTCTATCTCAATATCTTCAAGTCTGAAACCAAGACCGACAAGAACGGGGATGAGAAAGTCTTCAAGACCATGATTCATTCTCAGGTAGTCAAGAACGCTGAAGAGGCAAGAGAGCTTTGGGGACAGTATAAGCTAACCCATAAGAACGAAGACCTCAGTTATGAACTTGGTGCCGTCAATAAGGAAACAGATTCAACCTATGTCGGCGTGAACGATATGAACCTTCAGAGGGTCATTGATAATGCGATAGAGAGAATCAGAAGCACAAGGAACCTTGAAAGCGGAGAGATACTTAACGGCCTGAAGATGTCGATGGTCAATGCAGTAGCCAATGAAATGAAGTCAAGAGGGTTCGGCAAGTCCAATATCACCAGACGGCTGAATCTTATCGAAGGCTACAAGAAAACCGACCTTCAGAAAGTGGCTCTGGATTACATCACGGGAATGACAGGCATGATGACCAAACAGGAAACGGCCATGAACTTCCACGATATCCTGAAAGAGATTCCCCGTGATAAGCCAAAGCTCTACAATGATATTGCCAAGTATGCTCAGGATATGCTCAGGAACCAGAACTCTTTCGACAGGGCGTCCGGTAAGGCAAGGGGCGTCACCTTCATTTATTATCTTGGAGGTAACTTAAAATCTGCCCTCGTACAGCTTACTCAGAACCACGTTACCGCTATCCCCAAATTGGCAGAAAAGATGCGTGAGTGGGGTGTGAAGGGATTTGCAGAGGCGAAGTACCACAAGGCGATGGCTGATGCGGCAAGAATCAAAGTCAACAAGGACACTGGTGAGGTGACAGGCAAGGTTCTCAACCAATGGGAGAAGAGGCTTCTCACTGAGTTCCTTCACAGAGGCAATACCGCCGACCAGTATATGCAGTACATCACGGGCAGGATGCAGAATGAATTGGGGCAGAAGTTCGGGGCTGTAATGAACGTCCTGTCCAAACCTTTCGGCAAGATGGAAACCTTTAACCGTGAGTCTGCTTCCCTTGCAATGTTTCGCATGGCGTGGAATCACTATACCGAAACAATTCCCGATCTGGAAGAAAGGTATGCGAAGGCTTACGAAGAAGCAAAAGAGTATGTGAACTTCACCCACTTTGCCTATGGGAAAGAGAACCTTCCTCGTATTGCAACAGGTGGTGATCTGGCAAGCGTATCGGCAAGGACACTCCTTACCTTCCGGTCATTCAACCACAACTATATTCAGTCCATCTTCGGTAGCAAGGATTGGAAAACGATGGCGCACTCTCTTGCCTATGTCGCTCTCTTCGGCGGGATGATGGGTCTGCCTTTCATCAAAGACCTCTTCGACCTTCTGGAAAAACTAACGGGTAAATCCTATACGAAATCCGCAAGAGAAGTTATGAGGAAGTTTGGAGGTAAGACCTTTGAGACATTCGGTATTCAGGGGCTTCCTGCTCTCGCTGGAATGAATATCTCAGGCTCAATGGCTATTGGTATACCCCTTGTCGGAGAAACGCCTACAGACACCGTTACGGGCGTTATGGGCGGTATGTACGATAAGGCAAGAAAGGGAGTTACCTTCGCGGCAAAGGGTGAAGCCTATAAAGCGGCAGAGTCCCTTCTTCCTGAGATGGTTGCGAATCCGATGAAGGCGTTAAGGATGTCCGATGTCGGAAAGGAATATCTTGGAACACCGGGATATGCAACAACCGCATCCGGCAAACCCGTCTTTGATGAGAATGGCAAACCCCTTCAGATGAGTCTCAAGGACATGGCGTTGAAGACTATCGGCATCAACCCTTCCAACTATTCCATGAAGACCGAAGCTCAACGATCAGTTTCCAATATCGAGCAATACTTCTCCGATTGGTATACACAGATTCGTGAAACCTATCGTGCCGGGAGAACCAACCATGACCCGAAAGCTATTTCAAGTGCATTGCGACAGATTCGAGAGTACAATCAGGCCATCGTTGATAAAGAGGCTATGGGACTCATTCCCCGAATCAAGATGTCCAATGTCGTTAAAGCCTCGAAGATGGAGATGACAAAGAAGCAGAAAAGAGAAGCATTGTATAAGCGGAATTATCTTGCAAGCTGATTTTTTTTGGCTTAGAATATGAACACGATGTAGTTCATGATAAACTGAATGTAGTTCATCTTTAGGAGATATTGAGCTATGAAGATAAGCAAAGCGCGGCGGCACTTTTAGGGAGTTCTGACCTCCTTCAAGCCTCTTATCAGACAGAGGGTGCAAAGCACTACCACCGCATGAAGTCTCTATACCATCTTTAGGAGGACTCATGCAATGACAATCAGGGACACTAACGGGGAAACCAACGGGAACGGCAAAAACGGTAGCGTAACGTGGAAGTGGCTTGTCGGGGTGCTGGTGGCCCTATTGTTTATTGTCGCTGGAAGTGTCATGGCGGGGATGCAATCCGACATCAAGGCTCTCCGTGCCGAAAAGGTGGACAAGGAACAGTATTATCGGGACATAGCGGAACTCAAGGCGGGGATGGGAAAGATGGATTTAAAGCTCGACAGATTGTTAGAGCAAAGGGGGCGGTAGCGATGAAAAACTCCATCATGGAAGCATGGAAGAAAGCCAGCTACGAAGAGCAGATCGCTTTCAAGAACCAGTTCATCCACGATCAGAACGTCTTGCTCTGCAAACAACTCAGGATAATCGACAAGTGTGCTTTGAAACATCCTGAACTCGCAACAGATAGTGACAACAAGGAGGGTTAAGCATATGGCAATCGTAATCAGCCTTTTCATTGGCGCGGCAGTAGGGTTTATGGTTGGATTCCTTTGCTACAGGAAGAATCAGGAGAGGTTCAACAAGATTGAGGATGGGTTGAAATGACTTTAAAAAAACAGCTTGAACTCCACGAGGGGAGAAAGAATAAGATCTATAAATGTACGGCAGGGAAACGTTCAATCGGCGTCGGCCACAACATTGACGCCAAGGGACTACCCGACGATATCGAAGCCTTCCTCGATGATAATGGGTACATCACGGATGAGATGATCGACAGGCTCCTTGACGACGACATTGCCGATGCGTCCGCTGATGTGAAGCGTTTATACCCTATGTCATATTCCTTCTCAGAGGCCCGACGTTTCGCGCTGGTGGATTTTCTTTTCAATGTAGGCATAACTACCGCAAGGACGTTCACGAACACGAATAAGGCCATTAACGAGGAAAGATGGGATGATGCGGCGAATGGATTACTGGCATCAAAGTACGCCCGTCAGGTAGGCAAACGAGCGCAGACAATAGCGCGAATGTTAAGGGAGGGATAAATCATGTTTGAGTGGCTATCTGATAATTGGGAAGGAATTGCCCTCTGTTGCTTCATTCTCTCGACGGCATGGTCTGAGTATCTTGCTTGGAGTAATTCTAAGAGTAACGCTATACATGAATTATTCTTTAACATTATAAAGAAACTCAGCGGGAGAGAATAATGACTATCACCCATGATGTTTTCTGGACATTGCTTTGGATAGCCTGCGGGTTTATCGTCGTATTGGCTGGCGGGGCAGTGGGGGTATGCTACTTCATTAGGTATTGCCTGAGTAGGTGGCATTAATGTTCCCTTACTGGACGCTCATCAAATACGGTATCCCCTTTCTTATCGGGGTGGTTATCTTCGGCGGCGCGGCATGGAAGATTCAGGGACAGAGATTGGACGTTTGCAAAACTCAACAGAAAGTGTGTGTTTCTGCAAATGCGGAGAATACCCTGACTATCGCCGCACAGAAAGCGGAGATTGAGAAACTGAATAAGTCATGCTCTGCACGAATCGAAAGCAAGAACCAGACGATCAGGAAGCTGAAACAGATCGATGAACTCAACGGAGGCAAAACAGATGAGAAGGGGAATCCTGGTACTGATAGCGGTGGTGATGATATCCTGTGTGAGCTTAATGGGATGTTCAAGCCCGATAGTAAAGACTGAGTACGTTAAGCCTATCATCCCTGCCTTGCCTGCCCCTCCTGATTATTATGAGGTGGTTTGGCAGAAGGTTGACGGGATGTACTGCGTGGATGCCGGTAATGCGAAGAACCTGCTGAAGAACAGAATCTTGGATAAGGATTGCGTTGAACAGCACAGGGAGATTATTGAGGGACTGAGATGATAGACGCCGAATGGCTTAATATGCAGACTGAGTGCAATTCTCAGGTGCGGAGAAATGTAATGATACGAGTGGATAGGTAAGCGGTTAGGTGGTGACCGATGGCCTCAGAACATCGGCTAGAGTCCGGCTAGTGTGCCCGGACATGCTCCCCACGGCTTGGCCTCGTTAGGATACGTCCTGCGAGACACACGATCATCCCAAGCGTGGGGGTCTTTGCATCTTATATCCTGCATAATCCCCTCCCAGTGCATTTTGATAGATATACCGTACATTGTGAACAAGTGAGGGTAATTCTACTTTTGGGAGTTATCAACTAGTGGTCAACAAAAAGGGGAAGCCCCTCTGTTGGCCTCCCCTTTCCACATATGTTTTGGGTTGTTTACTTCATCGCATCACACTCCTTTATGGAATTGTCGTCAACTATTCGTCACCTCACGCCCTATCATGCAAAACCCTGCCCCTTTTCCACTAACACCCAATGTTTCTCGCCTTGTCTTTGATAATGGGCTTCGTAGAGGGGTGCATAAAAGTGAACGCGCCAATCATGGTCGGGGTCTTTGTTTGCGGCGTCATCTGCATCCTGCCCCGTCCAGAACTGTTCGTTTTCGACCACGGTTTCCGAGTAGACACACTTATCGTCACACGTTACGTTGACATCCCCGAATCCTACAGCCAGAATAGCATCCATACTCATGGTGTCATGTGACCCGCAACCACACACTGGACAGGCGGTTGAACCCTTGATCGCTGGTAAATATTCTTTCATCCCTCTCCCTCCCCTTATCCCTGATTCCCTTCGCTGGCAACTGTCTCTGCATAAAGAGTTCGCGACCACCGCTGTTTTAGTTCGTCTGGATATTTTTTGGTTATTCCAAATAAGTCAATTACTGTATTCGTCCTGACGACATTGCCCGAACTATTCCAACTTTTCCCGCCTACCGCATCTGCCTCTATAACCCATCCCGAAGCCTTTAAAGATGTTCCTAATTCGCTTTGAAGTATGTACGTGATGATCTTCCGATACCCCAATGATTTAGCAATTCTCGCACTTGCCCCATATAAAAACGAACACACGTTGCGTACCCCGTCTACAACCGCAAGCCTTGTAACTTCTAAAGTATCTCCATCGTCTAAACGCCTCGATACTGGCCTGCCAACGATTGCTATGCCTAGAACATTTCCGTTCCCAGTGTCCACACAAGCAATGGAAAATTTGTGTCCTTGCACTTTTCCATGATGGCGGTGGTGCGTTATCACAAACGCATTGGCGTACTTCAAACTGACCTGCTTTACGCGCAGTCTCGATTGTTTCATAATATTCCGTTGCCCCTATTATTGCCCGAGACATACTTTTCCTCCTCGCTCTCCACTCTCCACGCCCATTCCTTGTCGGGGTGCTTTAACGTCCAAAGCATTCTAAATAATTCTTGCGCTGAATAAAGGGAGCGATAATAGGGTTTATCTTCTAGCCCTTTTGATTGGGAATGGAATTGATATACCCCATATCTTATCGCGTCCTCTTCCGTCACCTCACTCACCCGTACCGGCTCACAGGAAATGACCGTGAAGAATCTCCTAGCGGCCCATTGGGGCATCGTGACGGGGGAACGCCACGGATGGCCATATGTTTCGGGAACTGTCTTCTGGTCAGGCATATCGGCTCGATAGAATATCTTTCCGTATCCCTCCCACCCTTTGACCATGTTTGAGCCCCACACCTCCCTCAGATAGCACTTCTCGCCGGGGGTGAAGGGGGCAACAACGCGAATCGCTCCTTCGTCTGAATATTCACGTTCCCAACAGTACCAACCAGCGGGGCTTTTCTCTATTGGCTCAGGGAAATACTTGGAAACAGGGTCTTCAAATATGTCCTTGACGTCTTCCTTCATCACCCTGAACTGTACCTCTGCCGGGGAATATAGGGGTTTCATCGGGCGGCCTCCGTTGTTTCGTCTTCTTGGTCAATGGCATCTCTGACCGCTCGACATGGAACCGTGCAGGATGAAAATGAACAGGACGAACAAGAAAATGGAATAGTTTTTTTCAGTCTGTCGAGAAATTCCCGTCTAACCTCCAACCCCGCATCTTCAAGAAACCTTTTTATCATCGTTTCCGCGCCCCGCTTGGCGTGAGACAGTTTGCTGTACGTCACACATTCACTTGTAAGCGGAACGAACAGGGTGTTGGTAATATCTATCGAACAAACAATGCGTTTGCCTAGATATCCTAGCCATTCATGCCCACTGTAATCTCCTGGGTCTTTTTCCCATCTAATCATGATCGGGCCTCCTTACGGTTCATAATGTCTTCCTCTCTTTGGTTTCTCTTGTTCCCATTTCTTCATGCACTCGTCAGAGCATACCTTGACCATTTCCTCATATCTTTTGTACCCGCGACCCTTGAGAACCCATTTCCATGACCACGTTGGCGACCAGATGCCGGTCTTGCCACAGACGGTACAGGTGTGATTTTTAGGGGTTAGCATCTCGGACACTCCCCGTCTGTACCGCCGCATTTACCGTGGATGGGGCAATCGGTCTCTTGATCGTCTTGTTCGGCCTCGTAGATGTTGCCGATGACTTCAAGGGCGTGATTTATCGTAAAACATTTTACGTAGTCCCTTTCTCTGTGGCATTTCAGGAAGGGGTCATATTGCTTCTCGTCAAGAACAACGTCCCAACAACCATCTACAAACTGTACCGTTCCCGTGACTGTTTTTTGAGAATAGTCAAGCACCCATACGCATTTAACTCTGTCCCCTTCCCATATCTCCTTCCCGTTCTTGTCGAGGAGGCCGGTGAACTGCATGAGGACAACATCATTCAGCATTTCCAATGTGGTTTTTTCTGGACTCCTTTCCTTGAGTTGCATCCCTATCAAATCAAAACAGGTGGTTTCTCCCAAAATGGAAAACCCATGTGGCCACGGATGAAGAAACTTTTTCGAAACTTTGTCCCATGCCCTGAACTTCAACGCCCTCATTTTCTTCTCCCTTCGTAGTCTCCCGGCAGCGGGCAGAATTCCGGGGCCGGGGTGCAGTTTGGCTCGACGGCCTGCCCGTAGGTATCGGGGTGCAGACAGACGAAGCCCGCCTCGGTGGCGGCCGGGGCCCGGTATATACACAGTTCGCGACGGATCATGATATCGCTTTCCCCTTAGTCAATTCAATCCCCTCCTTCCCCTTCGACAACCTTTTTGGCATCTTCTTCCTCACTGTTATCTTCAAAGGCATCTTCAATCTTTATCGCTGGACAGTTCGTTTCATCACAAGGACACTCGGGACAAGCAGGGCAATCATTACAAGATTGGATTGCTAAAAACCTCTTCCACTTCTCCGCGTCGGCAAGGATGGGGACGATCAACTCCGCAACCCTTCGGCTCGCTTCAAAAGGGTCGCCCTGTGCAGCTCTTATAAGCTTATGAATCAGAGTCCATACCGCCGCGTCCTGTTCGCTTACCTTATATCTATCGCTCATGTCCATCTTCCACCTCTTTGACTTCGATTCGTTTGCCACACCTCGGGCAGAATGTGAATGGCTTAGCTAGGGGCCAAGCATCGCCACACGAGGTCGAATACAGGCTGATATCCCCTTCCCACGTCCACACGCACCGAAGGGCCTCTATCTCCCTCACCATTTCCACAATCTCTTTCCCCTTATGGCCCCGCTTGACGAACAGGGCTATAAGGTTGTCTCTTAGTTCATCCTTCA